CCGCCAAAAAGGTGGCTTCGGCCCAGGCTAGCGCCAGTTCGCCCTGATCTCGTCTCGGGCTTCGTGGGCGAGTCGGATCAGCTCTGGCCCGGGAAAGGTCCAGGGCGGTCTCTTGCCCGGCTCAGACACAACCTTGCGAACCGGCCCCATATTGCCGGTAATTTGGTGGACGCGCTGTGGAGAAACCCGATAGCACGTGGCAATCTTCCGCATAGTGACGCCGTTAGCCCGTAGCTTGAGCCACTCATCCCGGAACCGCCACGCGCTCATGGCCGCCTCGGATGTGTTGGGGTTTTCACGACGATCAGGGTGGATTCGCCCTCGCGTCGGTTGCTCATCAGCAGCAGGCCTCGGTCGCGCATCCGAGTGGCGTCCTGCAACATCAGCGGTGCGCCCGTGATCGGCTCCCACCGATTCGGCGGAGCGAGTCGCGTCAGTTTGGCGATCGGCGTCCAGTTCGGCAGATAGGGCACATCTGGAGGTGCGGCCTTGACGTGCTTCGCGTGCTGGATCTGCGCCCGCAACCGCTGGTATTCGGCGCTGGTGTGCGCCCGGTCCAGTGAGGTGCTCATGGCATTTCCCACCCGCTCTGAGCGGCACACTCTCGGGCTATCGCCATCAGGTCCACGCCGTGGCTGTCCTGAAACGTCCGCCAGCCTATCGAATGGCCTTGGAGGTGATGAACGGCGCACAGCGGAACGGTGGCGGTATCCGGCGGTTTCAGGCCAGTGCCGCTGTTGGCTGCGGTCCTGACGTGGTGCGCCTCCACTTGCGGCCGCGAGCACCCAGGCACGCAGCACGGTTGCAGGCGAACCCACGCCAGATGTTTCGGGTCGCGCCGGCTCATGACGCGATCCCCCGCACCGGCCGGTCGCTCGGGCACTCCACGATGTAGCGCAACGTCGCCTGCCGCTGGCGTAGCTCGATCGACTGCTTGGCCAGAGCCTCATACAGATCGGCCGGCATCGGGGTGAAGTGCGCCGTCTTGGCCACATGAGCCTGAGCGGACACCGTAAACGCGCCGGCCGCCAAGTCTTGCAGAGCCAGAACGACCAGCCGCATCCGTGCCACAGCGGCATCCGGCGACGTGTCCTTCGACAGCCCTGCCATCAGCGGTGTGGCCCATAGCGTGACCAGATCCGGCCCGGCCGCGACGCATAGAGGCTCCAAATCGGCCATCTTCTCCCTGGCCTCCTCCTGCACGATCGGGTGGAACTCCTTTGGACGCCCGATGTCGGCGTGCGGGCGCTCGCTGCGTTCTATGGCCCACCACAGGCCCGACGAGTCACCGACATCAGGGTTGACCGTGACCGGAAGCATCGGCTTGCGATGCGGCGTGATCTCGTTAGACATGGGACACCTCCCCATCGATCGTTGAGCCGCCCCACACGTCCGGCATCGGGTCGAGCACATCGCGTGCCGCCTGCGACCAGATGTCCGCCTGCGACTTCTTCACGGGTTCGTCCTCGCGGTTCTCCCGCCAAGCGCCGGCATTCAGCCAGGTCGCGGGGTAAGGCAGGAACTTCGGATCGTCACTCGACCAGCGGTAGCCGCGGAGCGCGGTCAGGAGTTGACCGGCCGATGCCGCCTTGCGGGCGGAGCGATACGCCTTGAACGCCGCGTCAGGCGCCTTCTTGCGGGGGTATTCCCGATACCAAGCATGGAACTCCTCGCGCGTCACCTCGGGTATGGCGACCGCTTTTGAGGTAACGGCGAGGTATGCAGCCGCCAGATTGCGCTCCTCGGGCGAGAACAGCGCCCCGGACAGCGTGCTTTGGGCGTATTGGCGGGCTGAATCGTGGTCCGGAGGCTGGTTTTCGCCCCCAGACAGGCAAAGTTGCGTGCTTTTCGGCACAGTTTTCCCTTTCATCAGACTTACGCTTGACGAACGGGGAGGCGACGGAATACCAGATGAACCCGGTAACACGGTTCATCGGGGGCTTTCGCCAGCCACCCCGGTATGCAGCGGCCTCGGAATCCTCCGGGGCCGTTCGCATTTAAGAACCGCAGATCAGCGGCAGGCAATCCAAAAACGTCTCAGTCACGACGATATACCGCCCAGGCCGACACAGCCGCGACGCGCTCCGTTGTGCGCGCCGGATCAAGCGGGCCGCCGGCCACGAAGGCCAGCGTCGAGGCCAACAGACCGAACACGTCAATGCCATCATCCACCCAGCCGCTCTCCACCGTCGGTATGGCGCGGTGATGCAGATTGGCGATGAACAGGTGCCCGCCCGGCTTCAGCGCCCGCACAATGCGAACCACGTCGCCGGTGACGTTCGGCATGTGCTGAAGCGCCCAGATCGATATGGCGAGGTCGGCGTAAGGTTCACGCGTCTCGTAGACCTGCGCGACGGAGAACTTCTCCATGCCGACGTACCGCGTGGCCAGCGTCGCCATGCTCGAACTCGGCTCAATGCCGATCACGGTGCACCCGAACCGGTTGATCAGCGCCTTGGCCATACGCCCGATGCCGCAACCGTAATCGAGCACCACCGATCGCGACCCGACGCCGACTTGGGTCTCGATCAGGTCCACGAGATACGGCGTCTCGGTCTCCCAACGCGCGTCAGTGGTCGAGTCCTCCGGCGTCAGGATGATCTGCCGCGCCGCGTCCATCGAGGTCACGTCGAACACACTCGGATCGTGAGTAAAGCGTTTCACTGCGCTGCTACCTGGGCGAACATGCCCGCGTCTTTCTCGATCCGGCGCCGCGCCATTTCGCAGTAAGTTTCGTTCAATTCGATCCCGATGCAGTCGCGCCCCAGGCGATCGGCAACGAGCGCGGTGGTGAAGGCGCCAGCGAAGGGATCGAGCACTGTGGAAGGGACCGGCTCGCCAGCATCGCAGCCGCAGGAGGGAAGCCAACCCACCGTGACGTCTGCCGTCACCGGAACGCCAGCGGCGCCTTTCTCACGGCCAGCGCGGTGGATGGTGCCGTGGCCACCTGGGCCAGTGTCCCAGCCGTCCGCCATCTTCTGGACGCGCCCCGTGTCGCGTTTCTCGGTCTGCCGCACCCAAGACGCTCCACACGCCGCGCAGCAGCCACGCTCACTAGTCCCGGCCTTGATGCAGATTTCTGGGAGTTCGGGGGGGAAAACTGCAAAATGGGCGTCACGAAACGGCTGCGTCGCCATCCACCAGACCGAGCGCTTGTTGCGTTTGCCCGTGTAGACGGCATATTCGGGAGGGCGCCCGTTGGCATGTTCAGCGCGTTCGACACTGCCCTTCGCCGCACGGGTGCCGGCCGCGATCTCGCCATCTTCCTCGATCGCCACCGCGTCGTAGAAGTAGCGTTCGGCTTTTGTCAGCATGAAAACGTACTCATGGGCACGCGTCGTCCGATCTTTCACGGACTCAGGCATGCAATTGCGCTTGGCCCAGATGTTGTCCTGCCGTAACCACCAGCCGTCAGCCTGCATGGCAAACGCAACCAATTGCGGAATCTGCACCAAATCCTTGGCTTTGAACCGAAGGGACGGTATAGCTGAATAAGCCCAACACACCCCGCAGGAGCCGCAGTTACATGCCGTGGAAGAAGGTGCCATGTCCGCAGTGCTGGCGTCCGAAGTCACGCCATGCAGAGCTTTGTCGTCAGTGCAAGCCGACATATGTGCGGAGCGATGAGACTCGAAAAAAGCTGTCGGAGGCACTATCGGCGAAGCCGAAACCGTGGCTGGTGGGACGGCAGAGGCCCGACCATTCGCGGACGATGAAGGATTGGTGGACGCCTGAGCGAAGGGAGGACAAGCGGAGGGAAATGCTCCAGCGAAACCCTGAAGCCCGGTATCATGGTCTATCGGCTCGTGCTGCAAAAAAGCTGGTGCAGGAAGTTGGTCAGTGTCAGCGATGCCAGCACGATGGCAGCGAAAGCCGTCTTGGGATTCATCACATAGACCGAAACAAACACAATCAGCAGCGGGCGAACCTGGAGGTATTGTGCCACCGTTGCCACATGCAGGAGCACGCTTCGACTGCCGAGACGGGATGGGATTCTTTCCATCGGAAGCGTCGCTCAGCTTCATACCTCCCGCAGCACGGCCGCCCCCGCGCTCAATAATGTAGTTCTGCTTCCCGCTGTCGCCCGGCTTATGTTGGCCTTTCTTTTCGTCCCTCGCGTAGCTTGACCCCAGGTTGAGCCAAACCGTCCCATCATCGCGCAGCACGCGACGCACCTCGCGGAACACTTCTACCATCTGCGCCACGTATTCGGCGGGCGACTGTTCAAGCCCGATCTGACCTACAACGCCGTAATCTCGTAATCCGTAGTACGGGGGCGATGTAACGCAACACTGCACAGACGCATCCGGCAGCGTGGCCAGAACGTCGCGGCAGTCGCCCTGGAGTATCCTGGTCGTCACTGTGCTGCGTCCTCGGGTTCCAACACGAAGCATGCGATATGCCGCCCCGTCCCTTTGCCGGCCGTTCCATCTTCAGTCGCCAGCCAGCGCACGTCGCCAAGGTTGCGAACCCGGGCGCCGGCCTTCAGAAGCATGAGCACCCACTTGTCCACCGGATAGACCAGCACGACACGCTTGCCGGCCTGCTGCTCAGCAATCGCTTTGCGTACCCAAGCTGTCGGACCTTTCTTCTTTCCCTGATGCATGATCGAGCCAAATGGCGGGTTAACGTAGTTCGATTCACCCCATTCGCACGTCAGGCCATCAAAACCATGTGGAACCGGCCACGGACAAGGGTCGAAAGTGAATGAGAACTCTGCGTGCAACTCGGCAAACAATTCCGGCGGGGTGATCCAGTAGTGCTTGCCATCGCTGCCGTTGCCAATTGCGAACTTTGCATCCTCGGGATGCAGCCTGCTCTGGTGCGGGTCAGCAATGCCTTTCAGTAAGTCGGGCTGGTTCACTGTGCTGCGTCCTCCCACCACTGCCCGCGATCGTCGGGCTGATTGCCGTATTGGATGCCTGGAACCGAAAAGGAACTCGTGGCGCCCGAGAATGCCAAGGTCACCGTGCTTTCCGATCCGCCTCTTCTCTTAGCGATCACGACTTCCGCTTTCCCGCGTATCTCATCACGCCGCCGGTTCCACGCATCGACCCTCTTAGACCAAGATTCCTCGGTTTCTTTCCCGCTGTGCTCCGGCGCCGATGCCGGATGGTAAAGCTCCGGACGCCACAGCAACGCCACCGTGTCCGCGTCCGCCTCGCCAGCATAGGCCAGGTCGGACAGCATCGGCCGTGGATCAGGTCGCCGATCCACCTCGCGCCCAAGTTGGGCCAGGAGCAGCACAGCGACGTTCAGCCGCTTCGCCGCGTCTTTCAGCGCCGAGGTGGTCTGCCCGATCGCGTAGGCCGTCCCGAGGCGGTCAGCGTTCTTCCCCAGCCGCATCTTCTGCAAGTGGTCGATGACCACCAGCCGGATCGGATAGCGCGCCTTCAGCGATTGCGTGGTTAGGACCAGTTCGTCGGCGGTCAAGCCGCTCGTGTCGCAAATCAGCAGGGGGACCCCGTCAAGGTGCTTCTGTGCCGCGATCAGTCCTTCCGCCGTGTGCAGCCCGAACTCGCCGCGGCCAAGCGTGTTGGCATCGAACCCCGTAGCAGCGGCCACAGCGCGCCCGCCAAGCTCCACCGATGGCATCTCCTGCGAGAACATCAGCACATACCCGCCAGAGGCGGCGAGGCGCCCCGCCACGCCCTCGGATAGCTGCTGTGCCAAGGCCGTTTTCCCCATACGCGAGCGACCGCCGAGGATCACGAGATGACCCGGCATGAAGCCGCCAAGCGCGTTGTCGACCGGAGCGAATCCAGACAGCAGGGCCGGTGAAGGATCGCCCCGGTGGACCGCCTCGTAGCCCTCGATCGCGCGTCTGGCGGCGTCTCCGATCGACATAACGCCATGCAGCGCTGATCCCGACGCCGCCGCCAAGCCGCTCAACGACGCCAGCGTTTCACTCAGAACTGCCTCGCCGTCCTTCTCAGGATCGGCGCCATGAGCCAAATGGTGCAGGTCGGCCGCCGCTTCCGCCAGCCGCCGACGCAGCCATGCGTCGCGGACCGCGCTCGCGTATTCTGGCGTCAGACCAGGGGCCACCATCGAGGCGAGAAGCTTCGACAGGTAGGCCGTGCCGCCGACCTCATCCAGCATCCCGCTGTTCTGTAGCCGCACCTTCAGCGTCACCGCGTCGCAGCGCCGACCAGCACGAATCTCTTCAGCTATCAGCGTGAACAGCTTACCGTTGGCGGGGTCGTAGAACGCTTCGGCGTCCAGCACAGCGCCAATGCGGTGCAACTCATCGTTGCGAGCCAGGAGGCCGCCTAACAGACCCATCTCCGCGTCCAGATTCGCTGGCGGCAACGGAGCGCCTATGCCGAACGGCGGTGCCTCGTCACGCGGCATGGGAGCGTGTCGTCTGTGGTGGTTTGCTAGTCATCGCTTACAGCCTCCGCAGCCTCCCTCCAGCATGCGCAGTCATCACAGCACGGGGGCGCATCAGGGCACAGCATCTCGTCGGCAATGTCCTCGGCTATCTCTTGCGCGAAGGCTGTTCGCTGCTCAGGAGTTGGCGTGGTTTGGTTTACGCGCGTTTGATCTTCACTCGCCATCCGAAGCACTCCTTGAGGTCGTCGACAACGCTGCCGGCGGCACGGTCTGTCTGGACGATCATCCCGTCGCCTTCCGGGAAACAACTCGCCCAGTAACCCTTGGCGCGGAAGGCTGCCATTTGGTCCGAGGTGCCGAACTGCATGGACCCATCGCGCAGTGACGTGCCGCCGACCGGGTGCGCTTGCGGGAATGTTCCGCCTCGCATCGGCCATCGGTCGCGCCACATGACGTTTGCAGGACCAACGCCGGGGAGCGTGTGGAAGTACTCGACTTCCAGAGCGGTCGTTGGGGAAATCGATGTGCTGTCTTTCATGGCGCAACTCCTTCGTCACGCAAGAACTGGCGCATGCCATCGACGCACTGCGATAGCGTCGGCATCACACCCTGGACGAGGCACCGATCCTCGCCAAAGGCGGCCCACAACCACCCGACGGTACCGTCTGGCGCTGTCACCTGCTCGATCGTAATCATCCGTATTGGGTCGTCTTCCCACGGAGCAGTGGATGCGCCTGTCGTCTTAGGACCCAGCATTGATTTTCGCTCCCCTTGAACCAAGCCACGCCGTTCGCGCGTCAGCAAGGCCACTGTCACAACTGAGCCTACAAGGAAAACTAGAATACCGCCCCAGAAGAACAGAACGGCAGGCAACGCCGGGAAGGCCAAAGGGGCCGCCATCACGGCCACCGCCAAGCCATTCTAGGTGACCGAGGCCACTCATTCGCGAGCGTGGTTTGGGTTTTACTATCGTTCATCTGCAAGTTCCCTTTCTGCCTGTTCTCTGAAGTGCAGCCAGGCCGGTACTGCGATGTCCGCCGACGTTGCGCCGTCGTTGCTAGGATTGATCGCGAGAACTGCATCGGGCTCACAGCCGAATTGCTCACAAATGTCGCGCGCTCTTCGTTCAATGGCCTCGGTGGTTTCAGGGGTGGGCATCGTTGCTTACCTTCTCCCATCGAGCCTTCACGATCCGATAGACAGCACCATCCGGCGCCACCATCACAGCGCCCTCAAAATCTGACGCTCGGCGCAGTTCATTCCAAACATTGATAAGTCTAGGAGATGCGGTCTCTGCCAACTCGCGCGCCACTTCAAGCTGTCCCTCAAGCCGGACGATTTTGAGTGCCAGATCGCGCGGGGCCTGGTCACATAAAAGCCTGCCGATCTGGCCGAACTCCCAGTCGGTGATCGTGTTGGCATCGCGCCAAGTCGTGGTTTCGGATTTCATGGCACCAGCCTCTCAACTGCGATCTGCGCGATGATAACAAACCAACCCATAGCCAATCCGCCTGCGACGAACCCATGCCAAAAGCCGAATGGTCGGATTGTCGTCTGGGAATCAGTCATGCTGCTTGCACCAGTCGGGAGTGGCCTATTTTCACCGAACCATCTTCCTCGCAATGCGCCATGTAAACAGTCACCGTTTGCCCTTTCCGCTCTTGAGTCCCTCGGAAATAAGCTTTTCTGCCATCGACGACAGCGATCGCTTGTCCTCAGCGGCGGCTTTAGCCAGCGCGAGCTTTGTGGCAGTATCTAGCCGCACGGCTATGCGTTCATCCTTTGCCATGCCTATGACCATATTAAATGTGTCGTCGATTGTCAACAAGATGTTGACACAGTAAGCAAAACGCCCTTAATGTCAATCATCGAGTTCGGAGGCGACGATGACCAACCAGGACGCACAGAAGATCCGGCGGCCAGCCTTCACCTACAGCATCCAGCACAAGTCCGAGACGGACATCCGCGTGTTGCACGGCAACCGGATCGTCAGCCGCCACTCGACGCCAGAGGGGGCGCGCGCCGCGTTTGACGCGCTGCTTCCGAAGCGCCGCGCGGCCTAACCCCTCAACCCCGGAGCTGGAGTGGAGCATGACTGACGACCCAAATGAACCGATGCGCGCCGACGATCCCGCGTTTCGCTGGCAGCACGGCGACGTGGAGGCGATGGCGGCGCTAGATGGGAGATGTGATGTTAATCATGAACATGCGCGGCGGGTGAATGAGGTCCAAGACTTGCTGGTGGAACTAAGCAAAGTGGCGCACCGTGCGCTGCATCAGCTTGAGAACGGCGAAACCGTGAGCTGCGCCGGCACGCTCTCTGAGCTTATCAACGAGATCGACAGCCAATTTGAGGGAGACGACGAATAATGCCGCACGATGGGATGGGCACGCACCAATCATCAGCGATGGACAGCGACGAGTGGTTGACGCCCCCAGACATTATTGACCGACTTGGCCCATTCGATCTCGATCCCTGTGCGGCGCCTGAGCCTCGTCCATGGCCTACCGCAACGCGGCATGTCGTGCGTGAGGAGAATGGCCTGATGATGCCATGGACTGGCCGGGTGTGGCTCAATCCTCCTTATGGCGGCCCTGCGATCGTCGGGCCGTGGATGCGACGAATGGCATCGCACGCAAATGGCATCGCGCTGATCTTTGCTCGCACCGAGACAGGATTGTTCTTTGAGACCGTCTGGCGTCGAGCGTCAGGCGTGCTGTTTATCAAGGGCCGGCTATTCTTCCATCGACCGAACGGATTAAAAGCCGAAGCAAATGCTGGAGCGCCGTCCTGTCTGATCGCCTATGGAGACCTCAACGCCTCGCTGCTTTACCATAGCGGGATCGCTGGTCACTACGTGACGTTGACACCTGCGGTTCGGGCTGCCGAACCAGCAATGATCTGAGTACCCTTCAACCCCGGATGCGGAATGCCACACGCGCCTAGGTCGACAGTCGCCGCTGCCTGACCAATTCGTTTCTTGTCCATTCCCATAAGACGGCGCTGTCTGCGCAGTTGTCATCGTATATCTCGATGCCACGCAGATCGCACCAGCGCTGGGCCAGCGCCTTCATAACCTTGGTGGGAGCCGTGCCGCGTCCCAGCGTCTCCTTGCGGACGGTGCCCTCGTGCTGGCGCATCAGACGGATCTTCCGTCGCCACAACTCAGCTCGCACAACACCTGACAGCCCGAAGCTGCTTTCTGTCTCTCCCATGTTTCTAGATTGGAACGGTTCGGCCATCACGCACCAGCGCGGAGCGATACCCTGTGCCGTCAGTAGATCAAGGAACCGCGACAGCGTGTTATCCAGCGCGGACATGCGGGCGCCGACCGGATCAAGCTTGTCCTTCAGCGGTAGCGGCCATACCAGCGTGGTGGGGATCGGATCGGTTATCCTCCCCCACGCCACGCCGGTGCGACGGGCCACGTCAAGCGAGAGTAGGCAGGGCGCCTCAGTCGACAGCGCCGTTGCCCTCCGCGGCCTTCTGCCTGGCGCCCCTCTTTGCCGGCCTCTCGACCGCAGGCTCAGCCTCATCGTTCGCCGCGGCCATCTTGCGTTCCGGCTTCACCCGGCCGCTGTCTACCGGCATGGATGCGGCGAGTTCGGCCATGACCTGAGTGGCTGACTTCGCCTCGCCGTTGGCCCTGGGAGGCTTCGGTTCCTTCTCGACCCGATCGCGCATTCCATCGCCGTAGCCCTCCGCCCAAATGTGGGCTTCCTCGCTTTCGGCAGGGAACTCACAGTCCGCCAACGAGCCGCCGTGGCGCCCCGTGTTATATCCTTCTGCTTGAGCACGGGCCAAAGACAGGCGGCTACCGAGCGGGGCGCCCCCGGCGCCGAGTTCATCCGGGGCGGCTTGATCGAATGTGACCGCAAAGCTGGTCTGCCCGTCGTCCTGCACCGTGACAGTGCCCATCCACCCGTCGACGCGAGCGCGAGCGCTGATTTTGGCAACACGCTCCTCGCGGGTCAGCTTTCCCTGCGCAAACCCGTATTGGATGTCCTCGAATGCGCCGCCTTTTCGTTCCCACCGCGCCTTGAACGCCGATGCCTTGGCGGCCCAGCGCATCTGCTGAAACCTTACCTCCGTGTATTCGGCCAGGCCGTCGTTGAATTTAGGCTTGTCAGGGCCGTTATACCCGGCGCTCACCGCTGTCGTCGCCGACCTCACCCGTTCAACCATGTGCGTATCTCCTTCATCCAAGTGTCTCCAGGCTTTCCGATAAACGATTTTGTGGACGGTGGACTCGGCGACACCGAACATTGATCCGATGGAAGAAAGCGTCACGCCTGAAGCACGCAGGCGTCTGATCTCTCGCACATCTTGCTCGCGTAACTTGGCAAAGAAATGCGCCTCGCCGTGGCTCATCAGATTCTGTTTAATTGAGTCGTCTACGTTTTCTTGCTTGGTGGCCCACCGCAAATTGTCGGGGCGTGTATTGGTCTTGGGCGGCTGGCGGTGGGCCACTTCGTGGAGCGCCGAAGGCTTCGCTCCGTGCCACGCCAAGCAAACAAACCAGTGAACTGGCTTGCAGAACTTTTTGCCGTTGACCCGCACAGTAACGAAAGGATACCCGGATGGGGTTAGCTTGGTGGCCATCGGGCGCTGATAGCGCCCCACGATGTTACCGTCCGAATCTGCTGAGTAACCAGGGACACCGGGTATGGGGCGTAACCTAGGCGCGACGGGGTGTGCCAGCGCGTTCCAACATGGAATGCACGTAGCGCGGGCTGGCTGGCCGCGCATTACCAGGATGCCCCCAGGGCCGGTGATCGTGTCACGGCCGGGGCTGAACAGGGCGCCCGGTGCGCCGCATGGGCAGAGCCCGAGCTGGACCGAGGGATCATTCATGAATGAGGCGGGTACAGGTCCGGCCGCAACTCCTGCGGGGGAATGCCGGTCAGTTCGCTCACTTTATCCACAAAGCGGCTGGGGACGCGCGTCCACCCATAGATGGCTGGCGGACGGAGGCCGAGGGCATAAGCCAGCTTCGTTGACCCGCCAGCTTTGTCGACCACATGCCGTATTTTTTCAGCGATCGGCATTCGCGAAACCTCTTGCCTTATTAATCTTCGTTGGTTATTAACCACACCGTTACGCACTGTCAATCGGAACGTGGAGGCCGCCCGTGTCCAGACCTGAATCCAACATGCGGGCACGGACGGGCTATTTCGAGACCCGTCGCAGCCCGCGCCACCCGTGGGTTGCGGCGCATGTGACGCAGGACGCCGGCGGGCGGTGGGCGGTGACGACCGATGGCGTGCCAAGCCTCGAACTCTACGACTGCACGTCGGCGGAGGAGCTTTACGCCGAGTGTCTGATGGAGGGCGTGAACGCGTTTTCGCACCCGCTACTCGCCGTGTTCCTGTTCGGTCGCGAGATCACCAAGGAACAATACGACTGGCGCTTGGCCGCATCGCGCCACGCGAAGATCAACGATCCTAGCCACCCGGCGGCGAACCCGGACAAGCCGATCGACATGGCCACGATACCGATAGGGAGCCTCATATAATGGATCAGCCAGCAGGGATTGGACACAACCAGCCGAAGCCGATGACGCCGGCGGAGGTCACTGAGTTCCTCGCCGACGCGTGCAAAGACCTGTTCACCCGTCAGGCCGAGATCGGGGCTGGGGTCGAGCGGTTCCTGACCACGTATCCGTCGATACCGAATGACGACATCGCCGGGAAGGCATCGGACTTCGCTGGGCCGAAGGGCGCGATGGCTGCGTTCCTGAAGCTGTCCAAGGCCCGCCATACCGAGTCCAAAGAGCCTTTCCTGACAGGCGGTCGTGCCGTCGACGCGTTCTTCGCGAAACTTAACCAGCAGATTGAGGCCGATCGGTCTCGGATCAAGGCAGTGCTCGAACCCTACTTGATCGACCGCGAGGAGAAGGCACGGGCAGCGGCGCGCGCGGAGGCACAGCGCAAGGCCGACGAAGCCCAGGCCGCGCTCGATGCCGCGGCGGCGAAGATGGACGCGGAGAAGCTTGAGCAGGCCGCCGGTCTCGCGGGCCAGGCCGAGCGCATGGCTGAGAAGGCCGAGGCTCCCGCCGCGCAGCATTCGCGCGTGCAGGGCGAGTTCGGCGGGCCGACATCGCTCCGCACGTCCTGGCAATTCGATGAGGCGGCGTCAGACCTGATGGCGCTCGCCAAGGCGGTGGTCGAGGGTCGCGAGCCGCTCCACTACCTCGCGTTCGCCACCACCCGGATCGGACAGGCGGTGCGGTCCGACAAGGTGCGCGCGATCGAGGGCTGCGTGATCAAGGAGGTCAAGAGCATCTGATGCGCAAGCCGATCCAACTGCACAACCACGACGGCGACCTGTACGCGCTGTGTGACGATGGGACGATCTGGCAGATGACTGGCAACGGTTGGGCCGCGGTCGAGCCGGTCCCGCTGTCTGACGCCTACGCCGAAGGCTATCGCGACGGCCACAATCCGAGGGATTACGCAAATGAGTGAAACCGAGAGCAACAAGGTTGTATCGCTGAACCGCGAGCCGCAGGCCGCCACCGAAATATCGCCCGGTCTGCTGTCCAAGATCATTGAGGAGACCAGTCGTCAGGTCGAGGCGCGGGTCAGCCGCCCGTCGCCGTTCGCGATCACCACGTTCGAGGAGTTGGAGAACTTCGCCGAGCGCGTGACGCGGACCGGCCTGTGCCCGAAGGACTACCGCGGCAAGGTGGACGACGCGATCGTGGCGGTGATGAAGGGCGCCGAGATCGGCCTGCCGCCTATGGCTTCGCTGGAAAGCATCTGCGTGGTCAACGGCAGACCGTCGGTCTGGGGCGAGGCGGTGCCAGGGCTCTGCATGCGGACTGGTCTGGTCGCCGATGTGCGCGAGACGTTCGAGGGCGAGGGGTCCGCGCTGACGGCGGTGTGCGTGGTCATTCGCCGCGGCCGGCCGTCGCCGCACGAAGGCCGGTTCTCCATCTCGGATGCCGCCCACGCCAAGCTGGGGAACGTCCACACCTCGTATCCTCGCGACATGATCATGTGGCGCGCGCGGCACCGGGCATGGCATGCCGCGTTCCCTGATGTGCTGCGCGGCCTCGCCACGGCTGAGATCGAGCAGGAGGAGGCGGCCCTGCCGGTGTGGCAGATGCCTAAGCCGGAGAAGTCCTGGTACACCGCGCGGCCGAAGTCCAAGGACGGCTGGGACGATGCGTGGTTCGATAAGGTGGCCGCCGCGCTGTTCGGCGAGCAGAACGCCTGGGAGTGGATGAACCTCCTGGTCGGCAAGCTGAAGGAAGCCCCGACGCTGCGTGACGTTGACGAACTCGCTACGCTGGCGGTGGTGGTCAAGACGACGGAGGCGGCGCCGGATCAGGCCAAGGGGGTGATTGCCGAGGCGTTCGCCGAAGCGCGCAAGCGGCTGGCGCCACCAGAGTCCACACCGAAGACCGAGGCGAAAACGGATGCCTCCGCCAAGGCCGCTGAGAAGCCCGCTGAGACCGCTAAGGTTGAAGCGCCGCAACCGGTCGAAGAGAAGCAGCCCACCCAGCAGGCCGCAGCCACGGAGGCGGTGCCGGTGGAGTTCGAGGCGTTCCTGCTGGACGAATGGGGCGAGGCTGTCGGTGACGACTCATTCACCGATCCGGTGAAGTTCGCCAACGCCCTTGAGGCGCGGTGGGAAAAGAGCAGCAACCGTGAGGCCCTGATGGAGCAGAACGCCGACGGCATCGCCGATGCCAAGGCGACCGGCCCAGCGGCAGGCGACATCATAGCTGGCATCGGGCGGCCCGAGGAACAGCAGGAACCCGATCCTGTCGTGGTCGAGGCGCCGAAGGCCGGCACCCGAGATAGCTGGAAGGGGTGGCTCGTGATGTTCCGCGATGAAGTGGCGACGCTGACCGCCGGCGGCTACCTGCCGTTCATCGCCGCCAACACCGATGTCGTCAAACTGGCCCCCGGGTCGGTGCGGCCGTTGGCCATCAAGGCGCTGATCGAGCAGGCCGGCACGCTGAAGATACAGGCCCCGAACTTGGCCGAGATGCTGAAGCCTCCGGCGAAGGTCGCTGAACCTGCGAAGGAAGCCGCTCCGCCGCCGGCAGAGGAAGCGAAGGCCGAGACCGAAGATCAACCGGGCGCCGATCCTGACCGCGTTGAGATGGACCGGTGGGTGTCTGGCCTGAAGAGCGCCAAGACGGCGGACGAAGTGGACACCTTGGGTCGCAACCCTGTGCTTGGCCGGGTGGCGGCACGCTGGCGCGAGGAAGGCAAGACGGCGCTGATCGCCGAGTTGCAGAAGGCGTTCCTCGACTACAAGGCTGAACTGAAGGCCGCGACGTGAAGTCCGACCTTGTTGACGTCGCCGGCGAAGTCCAGGGAGAGACCGATAAAGCCTATCGGTTCCACGACGGTATCCGGACGGTCTGGCTGCCTAAATCCCAGTGTGAATGGGATGTCGACGACAAGACGATGGCCATGCCGGAGTGGTTGGCCAAGGACAAGGAACTGATCTGATGCCGGACTTCACACCGACACTGTGCATAGATTTCGACGGCGTGATCCACAGCTACGAGAAGGGGTGGCAGGGCGGCGTCATCTACGGAGAGGCCACACCTGGGTTCTTCAAATGGGCGGCGCAGGCCAGACATCACTTCAAGCTGGTCATCTACAGCAGCCGATCGAAAGACGGCACCGAAGCTATGGAGCGATGGTTGGCGTTTCAGCACAACAGGTGGGTCACTGAGGAGTGGAATGGCGGGGAGACGGTCAGCCTAGACGACTTCCACTTCGCCCATGAGAAGCCCGCCGCGTGGCTCACCATTGACGACCGCTGCATCAAGTTTGAGGGGCGGTGGGACTGGCTTCGTCCGGAGGTTCTCCTGGACTTCAAGCCATGGAACGCATCTCGGTGACGACCTGGCACACGCAGTTCAGTTTCTTCCGTGACGAGAAGTGGGCGGTGCTGGAAGTGGACGGTGAGCTGTCCGAGGCGATGCGCAAGGCCGAGAGAGAGGCCGAGCGCACCCTTGGGGGCGAGCCTCAGTTGATCCGCATGGTGGCGTCTAGGTTGAAATCCAATGGGTGAGATCACGGGCAGAGGCTTATGACGACGCTACAGCCGGAACAGCTTCAGCCCCGCAGGGCGCCCACCGACATGCCGATGGCGCCCGTAGAACTCGAAACGATGCTCGCGCAGCACACTCCGGATCGCCGCCCCGTGCTGGGGCATGAAGCCGCGGTAGGTCAGGCCTTTCAGGATCGCGATCCCCTCCGTCCCGACCAGATCCACGCTGAAGTCATAATCCACTGCGGCGCTGCCGAACGCCCAATCGTCGGGGCCGACGCGGATCAGGCCGCCGGTTATTTCGAGGTGGGCTCGGGCCATCAGGCCTTGGTGGCGGCCGTCACGACTTCGGGGCTTTGACCGCTGCGACACTCGGGGTCGCCGTCTTGAGTTGCCCCATCGCGGCCACCGCATCGGCGGACAGGCCAACACAAGCCGGAGTGCTGGCAGCAGCGAGGCCGGCAGCTACGCCCTTTTGTGCATCAGTCATGCCAGGCGGCGTAGAGATCGCGACCTGAACCGCAGCGGCGCACGCGACGGCGTCGGTGGCAGTCTGCGGCGTGCAACCGGCGAGGGCTGCGAGGGTGGCGGCGATGGCGATGGTGCGGTTCATGGTTGGTCTCCTGTGTGGTTCATATCAGAACTGGCTTGTCGGGATTGGCGTTGATCCAGTTGTGCCATGCGCGCCCGGACTGGCCCGGTATCATCGTGCCGTTGTCGTCGAAGGCATCGGGCGTAATGCGCCGCAGTTCTGCCGCCTGCTTGGCGCGCTGTATCTGGACGGAGCAAATACTGTGAAGCGACCGACGCGGCCAAGCTGGATCGTTCGCGCATGTCGCAGGAGGCTCGCTGTCGATCCACAACGGGAAGGCGTTGGGGTCTCCACAAATCGGACAGGGGTAGCGCGGCATCACTTCCCTCCTTGTTTGAGCAGATCGTCAGCGTCGTCCAGTTTCTTCATCGCACGGTTCGCTGTCTTGCCGCGCTCGTCCTCTCGGTAGGACGCCTTGAGCACCATGCGCATCGCCTCGATCACGAGACGGACGGCGGAGCGCTCGGCTGGGGTCATGGCGTCATCGAACGCGGCAGCGGCAGCAGCGCACCGGCGACGGGGGTTGCTTTGGTCAGCGGCACCACCGGCGGATCGCCGTGCGCCGCAGTGTCCACCTTGCCGACGATTATCCGCGCCACGCTGTCCTGCGTCATGCCGAGCGCCTTCATGGCATCGGGCACGGCATTGATCGCCTTCTGCGCCTGCTCGGCCACCGCACTGTCGCCGACGTTGATCTGCGCCACCTTGACGACGCCCTGGTCCAGCTTCGTCTCGAGCGTCCCCGCAGCGGTCTGCACGGCGCCGAGCACTGTCGCGCGCTGCTGGTCTGTGAGTTGGATGCCTGTGCGCTTCTGGAACGCAGCAAGCGCGATTGGCACGTAGGCCGTTACCAACAGACCAACGACGATGCCGACGATCTGGATGATCGGCGTGAGGATGGGCGATAGGTCGATAGTGCTCATCAACCCCTCCAGCCGCCGCCGAGGCCGCCGCCGAACAGGAACCACACGATCAGCACGACAACGAGAATCCCGACGACGCTGATCCCGCCGCCGCCAGCGCCGAAGCGGTTGTAACCGTAATAACCGCCGCCTCCGCACAGAAAGAGGATGACCAAAATAAGCACTATCAGACCCATGACTCGTTCCTTTCCCTCACCAACCAGCGCGCGCCCTGCGACACCCTAGCACGAATCCGGCCGCGAACGTCAGGACGTTGGAACCGAGCGCTACCAGCAGGATGGTAGTGTTGTGGGTCATGCGCCTGTGAATTTCCCCTTGTCGTCACGCGGAGGTCCGCGATGGATGCGCCACCACCAGCCGGCGGCGAAGCCGACGATCGCGGTGGGTAAGAGCCACCAAGCATTGATGAGCATCATGATTCGCTCCTTATGGGCTTTTTAGTTACGGTCACGTTCTCTCCTATAACCGTGACGTTATCGGCGGCTGGCGGAGTGACGGGCGGAATGCCTGCCGCATTAGTCGCCGCGGACTGATCCAGCATCCCACGCGCGTGCGCCTCTTTGCTGGTCAGCTCGTTGAACGCAGCGTTTATTCCGTCCGTATTTTTCGCCACCACAGAGATGCTCTGGCTATTTCGGAGGGAAACTACCATGCTGGCGACACCGACGATTGCCGCCAGCGTGCCCGGCACAGCCCCGATGATCGCCACCACCACTATGTCCTGCATCACCCGCCCCCCAATTTCCCCCCGTGGGAAAGCATCGTAACGACGGCATACACCAAAGTGCCGCCGCCGGTCAGGAGCAAGAGGATAATGGTCCCTGAGATACTCAGGAACAGCTTGTTCTGCGATTTGGTATTGCCTTCGACCAGCGCTCTGAGCGCCTCAGAGGAGCCCTCTATCTTGGCTCCTAGCTTATCCCGGGCGGCGTCAGAGTAACGCCTTTCCTCTTCCCTCCGGGTGTCCCATAGGGCCTCTCGACGTTCGCACCAATCTTCGTGCCGGGCTATCCGCTCCTCCAGAGCCTTGTAGGCCGCTGACGAAAATATCATTTCCTTACGCCGCCCCCCGCGATCGCGACGCTTTGTTGACGGGAAATTCACGAACCTGCCCAGAGCGCGAGGTAACGGCACGAAGCCAAGTTTGGGCTTTTCGTGCATCATTCATGCACCATGTCCAGACCGCTGTCTGTGGCGCAAGTCACACCTTGAGTATGTCGCCCCGCTTTCAAAGTTTGAGCCTTAACCTGAGTACAGTGGGCACAACGCCCGGCTGGAATTGCTCGGAACCAACATCGAACCGCGAGCCAGTCGGGCGCAGATTGTTGTAAATGTCCACCGTCGGCGGCCACGGCGCAAGCGAAATGATCGGCGTCGAGCCGTTGTTGGAGAAGGTCACGCCCGCGCCATACAGCGGCGAGGACGCATTCTTGACCCGCAGATCGAGAGAGGCGCCAACCGTTGGATTAACGAACGTGGCGGCACCAGAGGCGCTGTTTACGGAGGTGCCCACCATCTGGGTGCCCGTGTAGCTGACAGCGTTGTAGGTGAAGGAACTGCCCGTGTAAGAGGCGGCCACATCGGTGACGTTGCTCGCCCCCACAGCGCCGTGGCTGTAGGTATTGTCCGAATAGACATACGGTATCCCGAACCCGAAGATGGCATTGTCGTATTTCTGGATCGCGACGCTGTTGTAGAACGCCCCCGCAAGATCGAGGATGGCCGCACACTGTGGGGTTGCCAGTCCCGGCCCTATGAAGGTGTTGAATGCGGCGGTGGACTCAAACTTGCTGAAGAGCCCGTAGCAGATCGGATCACTGCCCGCGTAGACGAACACGTTGTTGATCGCGAGCGTGCCACCATCACCGGATACAGGGCCGTTCTGACCGCCGGCATATAAGATGTTGCCGACGAGGGAGATATTATCAACGTGCCCCGTCCACCCCGACGTGATGCCGTTGATATTGCCACCAAGCGCAGCCCCGTTCACGGAGAAGACCTGCAACCCCTGAAAGACCAGCCCGAAGCTGTCTATCAGCATGGCTGATCCTGTCGGGTTGATGCCAACCCCGACCGCGGTATTCGAGTACACCATGACGCCCTTGGACGAGTCGCCGTACCCAAGAGGCCCTGTCGGGGCGTTATCGGCAAAACCGTCGCCGGGCGCTGGCCGATAGCGGATGAGCCAAGGCTGGCCGTTACAACTCTGGCCCTGCACCGCTGCCGTGGGGTTTGGCAGGATGTTGTTGGCGAGGCCGTGCCAGCAGTTCATGTTCCCCTCGCCGTATAGGTCCGTAATATCAAACTCGGTCACCGGGTCATTCTCGTTGCCATGGCCGGCCTGATACTTCGGCGCCCCCGTGCCGCCCCACCACAGGTTGAAGTTGATGTCGTAGAAGATCGAAATCTCGGGATTGATGCCCCCGGCATTGTAGGTGAACTGATGGCCCGGCATGGCGTTGTGCGAGCTGTAGACGATGGTCGCGCGTGACGCCCAACTGCATGTGTTATCGGTGATGCCACCATTGAACGAGATACCGGTCGGTCCGCTGCCCGAGGATGCCGACGTGCATTTGTCCAACGCCTGGGAGGTTTGCACGTAGGCCACCCCGCCGTTCAGGACGTAGGCACCATTCAGGTATTGCGTGCTGGTCGCCCACGGCGTGTTGGTGTCGGCAGGCGCCGCTGTGGCGGTGACTTCATCGACCACCGTCAGGAGCGCCCAAGTCACGCTGCCGTCCGTGACAGTCGTAGCGCCGCCCCAGGAGCCCGTCGGAATGCCGCCCACCCCAGCGGGTGTGCCCGAGTTACAGGCCGTGTTGAACACCGTGGGATCACTCCCCGTGGTGCCCCCGACTGTCACAGCGAACAGGCATAGCTTGCTGCCGCTCGTGTAGCTGGTCCCGTTCCACCCCGGTCCGGCGTTCACCCTATAGCCCACGGCGCGCGTGCCGGATGTCCAGCCTGGCGCGTTGCTGATCTGGGAGTTCATAGGCGTCAGCGGTCCGGGCGATGGCGGCCCACCGCCGCTGGTATTCCACGGCGAGTAATCAGGCAGGAGGGTAGTGATCGGGGCGTATGCCGCAAAGCTGAACGTCACGGCATCGCTGTTCGCCAGCACCGCAACCGGGTTTTGAAGCTGTCCTTTGAGGATGAACTGCGCGCCTGTGCCCCCGGATGTCGGCAGTCCGGTCCCAGGCACCTCTGGCGAGGACGACGACGACCCGTTCCACAATGGGCCGCCGCTGTAGCCGCTCGTGCCGCTAGCATCTGGGGTGAACCAATACTGCGGAGGGTCGGTGTCAAGATCCACAGCGACAACGGACCGAACCCCAACCGTTGAGGAGCCGGTCCCGGTGATGATGTTGTTCCCGACCATGAAGATGCCGCCACCGCCCGAGGTGATGACCGAGGCGGTTGTCTGGTAGCTCCCGCAGCCTTGCGTGTTGAATTGGAACCCCGTGCACGTGGCGGGATCGAGGCCCCCATACGGGACGAGGGTCGCCCCGCTCGCCACGCCGATGAATACCCCGGCGTTGAGCACGCTAGGGGTGTAGGTGAAGTACCACTTACCGCTGAACTTCGGATTGTCGGCGCGGCACACGCGGTAGGTCGAGCTCGCATCCGCGGTCAGGATGAGACCCGCGCCGCTGATGGTCAGATTGCTGTTGCAGTCGGACCCGAACGTGGTCTGAGCCAGGGCTGGCCTGGCCACGCAGAGCAGAAAGAGGGCGAGGAGGATGCGCCAGATCACGTCTTGAACACCGCGATGTTGGCCCGCATGTTCGCCGTGCCGGCCGAAGACCATGTTGGATTGATGGCCGCAGCCGTCGCCTGAACGAAATACGATCCCGATGAGGTCCAGGTTGTTCCGACCGACGACTGGGGGGGTGGAGACGCGAAACCTGAATTGATCGTGGCCCCTACAGAGCCGGCGTTCGACATATAGCCCGAGTAAATGAGCGTGTTGTTCTGGCCCGGCGTGACGGACCCTGGCTGCACGGTGCCGGTTCCATCGGTCGTGGTCCCGTTCTGATGCCCCTCGTATGGCGTCGTCGCATTGGCCCCGGAGAAGGCATGGACAGTGATGCCGCCGTTGCCTGCATTGACCGGGGTAAAGGTGTGACCGGCTCCAACGGTAGGCGACACGACGTAATAGATGTTGACGACGAGGAAATTCACATAAGAGGTCAGCCCGACCCAAGTGTTCCCGTACGAGTCAGTGGGCGCCGAGACCCCGCCGTTATTGAAGTCGGCAGCGTTGCAGACCAGCAGGTTGGCGAACGTAGTGTTGATGGCGGAGGACGCTACACCGTTGCCGTCCTTGTGGACGCTGGCGATCAGGTTCCAGCCGGGGGGCGGCCCGCTTGCCGGGATTTTGCCGTTGACGATAGCCTGCATCATCTGAGCGTCGGCACGGCGATGAGGCAGGACCAGCGCGGGAGCCGCGAGTAGGAACTTCCGGCGCGGGAGGATTAAGCGGTCCATCAGTTCGCTTGCCGTGAGGTATACACTTTGCTCGGGTGCGTCGACAGGTAGCCCACTACGGCAGTTCCCGCAGCGTTGATGGTACCACTGGCGGATACGACGCCAAAGTGCTGCTCGATACCGACAGGCGCCGCAGGTTGATCGTAAAGTTCATAGATCACGCCGCTCTCGATGTCATAGGTCGTAGCAATGCCATTCCACTGTGTCATCATTGATACCAGCTTGTCCGCCATCTCGGTCTTGTTCGCGGGATTGGCGTTATCGTTGAACTCGGTGATCCAGATGGGCTTACCGTAGTGGCTATGGAGCACGGCGGCTTTGTTGATCGGGCCGGCGGTGCAGAATCCGGCCATATTGGTGATGTCACCCGCCAGGGAATACCAATGCTCAACGGTGATATCCCACCGTACTCCATCGGCCCACAGACCGTCGGTAAATCCGTAATGGCACACCCCGGCGGTTCCGATTGCCACCAGGGCGCTATGGTTCGCGGCCTTGATGCCTGCCGCCATGCCTCTCAACGCCCCCCGTGCCAGCGCATATTTGGTTTGGTCGTACTGGGAGATAAGGTGGCCATCCGGGTTAGATGCTGGGTTAGCGGCCCCCACGGCTAGTTCCCATTCATTGCCCAGTTCCCAGACCCTGATGGTTGGATAGGCAGCAGCATAGGTCTGTCCGATCGCATATCCCTGGGTGTAGGCGTTTGTCTCAGTGCCAGCCGCCAGCACGTTGGGGATCAGATCGGGGACCACGATAATCCCTGCCGTGGTCGCGGCTGCCAGGACGCTGGTTAGGACAGCCAGCGACGTGGGGGAAGCGTCGTATAGGTCCATGCGGTAGGTTTTCATCCCAGCAGCGCTTACCCCCGCCATCTGTGTTGCGTAGCTGATCGTTGTGTAGGGACCGCCTTGCACGGGATGCCCATTGATGCCCCACATTATACCTTGGTTGGAACCCACAACCTGCGAACATGCCATTCCGCAAAGCGTCAGAGAAAAGAGCGCCGAAAAGCAAAGCCCCTTCATCATGGAGTCCCCCAGTACGCTGATTGGTTCGTGTGCATATTGCTGATCTGTGTAGAGTTGAAAACAACGGCGCCCCACATGCCCATTTCGGTGGAGGCGCCAGTCGGCGCTGTGGTTGTGTCGCCCCACTGCAAAGACGTTAGCCCGGTCGACACAGTTCCGGGGTTTACGGTCGAGCTTGATCCGTCCACGTTTATGACGGAACTAGCGCCGTTAAACGCCTCCTGTACTGCGTGCCAAGCATTGTCGGCAGCAGCCGAAGTCACCACGGTCCCAGCATAGATTACCGCAGTGTTTGCGGCATTACCAAAGCCACCCACCACGGTCTGCGTACCAAGATTCGCAATGCCGCCAAAGGTAGTGAACTGTCCCGTTCGTATCGCAACAAATGAATACGTGAGCGTCGTAAACGCCGTACTCGTTATCGTTGCCTGCAAGACCTGGAGAAGATTGTAAAACACCAGGCACGGCAGATTCGTTGATGTGCCAACGCATGTGGACAGAAATAGAGGTTGATTTGCTGTTGTCGCCTGTACGGCATCATTCGTTCCGCCACTCTGATCGTAAGCCTTGGCGACAAACAGCGCGACCTGAAACGTCACGGTCACGGACGCCACGGTCTGCGCCAGGTTCATCGTGCAGGAGCCAGCACCGCCGGTGAACGTCCCGCACGAGACGATATAGGCCGGTTGCGTAATCCCAGTCCCCGAGATCGGATCGAGTGCGTGTGGCGTGGACGACGCTCCAGTGCAGGCGAGCGTTGTGCTGGCAGTGGCAGAACACGTCGCGGTCGCGTCGGTTCCAGCGAATGCCGCAGGCGTAATGCCTCCCTGCGTCGAGGAGTTACAAGTTGCGCTTGTGAGTCCCAACCGGCCAGTAGACGCAACCAGGACATCACAGGCCACGCTGTCGGACGCACGGCGCAGATTGATGGCTTTGCCCAGGCTAGCGGCGTAGGCGGCGCTATAGGCTCGTAGACCGTACCATGCGGTAGCGCCTGAAACGATGTCGCCGGGGCCTCTATAACCATTGGGAGAATTGACAATCGCCTGCATCATCTGTGCGTCGGCAGATGCACCGAACAGCACCGTCCACAGCAAGAACCAGTGCAGGCCCAGACGCATGCCCCCGCTAACTCCACGTCCCGTTGAAGGACATAACGAGGTAGTGCGTCGAGTCGCGCCCCATCACGCACAGCTTATCGCCAGCCGCGCCGCCCGAGACGATGGACGTGTTCGCGGTCTTGTAGCTGGTGAAGTTGGTGTTCTCGAACTGCACCGATGAGATGGCGACAAAGGTTATGACGGTGGAGACGTTGTTGTCGTTCCGCACACAAAACTCATACCCTGCGGCTGGCGTGGGCAGCGTGACGGAGCATGTGCTAGTGCAGACGTAGTAGGATCTCGGCGCAACAAGCGTGGCGCTAGTCCCCGGCGTTGGCAGCGGCGCCGCAGCAACCGCGGCGTTCGGAATGCCGGTGATGTTCGTGCCCGTCATGGACGAGGGCGTTCCGCCTGCGCCGTTGAACAGGACCGGCGCTCCGGCCGAACCGGTGTTGACGGCAAGTGCGGTTGCGACACCCGTTCCTAATCCCGAGACACCCGTGGAGATCGGCAGGCCGGTCGCGCTTGTGAGCGTGCCCGACGAGGGCGTCCCAAGCGCTCCGTTGAATGTGACGAATGCTCCGGCCGAGCCGACATTCACCCCCAACGCGGTAGCAACGCCAGTGCCCGTCGTGATGCCCTGGATGGTTGTGGCTCCGGTCCACTGCCCAAGCTGACCGTTTGTCGGAGTGCCCACGTTGCTGACGTTGCCGCCGCCAGACGGCGTTGCCCACGATCCGTCCCCGCGCCAGAATGTAGAGGACGAAGCGCTGGTGCCGCTGTTGAGGTTGGTAACGGGAAGGTTGCCCGTGACGCCACCATTGCTGCTCGATGCAAGGTTGGCGGCTGGGATATCCGCACCTACCAGCGCCCGCAGCTTCGGCTGGCCGGTCGATCCGTTGGGGGTGGCGATCACCAAGTTCTGCGTGCCCGACGGAGGCATGCCGAGCGCCACGTCATAGTTCGAGCCATCCACCGCAAAGCTGGCGAACTGATTGGCCGCGAGGGCAAGCGATGCGAGGCCACCGATGGTCGAGGTGGTCGGGGTAAGGACGGTCGCGCCGCCAGAATCACCAACGATGCTGGCGCCCCACCCGGCCACGAAAAGCCCCGTTCCTGCTTGCGCGATGGTGGTCGCGACTGCGCCGATGATGACTTTCGTGTTGTCAGCCCCGACGACTGCGTAAGAACCCGATTGCGCGCTTGTCGGAACCTGAGTGCCGATCGTGAATGTGCCAGTACCAGGGGAAGGCGTTACAACGACATTCGAGGTGCCAGCGGTGACCGATACAGACCCGCCGCCACCACCGCCGGCACCTTGCGTGCTGAATGCGCCCTGTGCCAGCGCTGCCCCCGACAGCAGGCACAGAGATAAGGCCAGACGAAGCGAGCGCATCACTTCACCCTCCCGTGGAAAAAGGCTGTGGCACTTGCCGTCTTGGTGAAGCAGCCCGTGGTGCTGAACACCGCCGTGATGCCGGTGGAAAACGATTCAGGCGGTGTGCCAGCAGTGAACAACGATTGCGTCGTGTTCGCCGGCACCTGAAGGCAGTCCTGCGGAGTAACAGCACCATCAGCGGGCGCGGAGGTAGCATTGAAGACCATTAGGAACCCGGCCGTAGCGCCAGCGGTCACATAGGCGTCGTAAAGGTTGCCTGCGCTCGCCTTGAGCACATGGCCGCTCTCCGCGGCGCTAGATATGACCGCGGCCAACGCATCGGCCGATGATGCAGAACTGCCAGGCTTTGTCGCCACCGCCCCCTGGTCTGAGGCGATCACAACCGGCACTGACACCGCTGATACGGCACTACCAGGCGGAGGTAGACCGGCGGTATTGGCCCCCAGACCCGCCCCTCCCGATAACACCACGAGGTTCGAGGCTGACCCTGCCTGATCGATGCAGGCGGCATTGTTATTGGCGCCGACGGTTAAGTATGCCGATCCACCAGGCTGAATGACCTCCTTGCTGCCGGTCGCGGTTGCAGTTCCGGATGCCAAAACACAACTGACCGCTGATGATCCAGTGTTGTAGAACGCCACAACCGTTCCGGCCGGCAACGCTGTGCTGGCGGATGACGAGCCCGTTGCCGTCAGGGACGCGTACGTTCCAGCCGGCGTGAACCCAGCGATACTGGCACTGACACTGACAGTTGCGTTGACAGAAAGCGGGTTGCTCGGCCCGACAGGTTGCCATAGCGGGGCGCCAGTCGAGGATGTGCCGCTCAACTGGTACATATTGGCATCCGCCGCCCGCGCGCCATTCGTACCAGCGAGGAGTGCGGCGATCGTGAATAGCAGGCGCGCGTGGCGTTTCATGGGGTTAGTCCTTTTTCACAGGCGGTTGCGGCGGCGCCTCAGCCAGCCTCTTCTTCAGTTCCGCAACCTCCGCTTTGAGTTGTTCGTTTTCAGCGACGGCCATTGACAGATTGCTGGCCAGGGAGGCGGCGAGACTAGCTTGCGCGTTCGGAGCCGTTTGCGCCGTGGCAACGGTCGGAAACAGCAGCGCTGTCAGGATGAGGTATCGCAAGTTCAGGCTCCTAAGTTTCATCAGCCGGCGCTGGCGCTGAACGAAACGTGCTTCCACGCCCCCGCGCTGGCACTGTAACAGTTCAGAACGAACGTAACGTCATTCCATACGCAGGCATTTCCGAAGATATTCGCCGGCGTTCCGGTCGGGATACCGCCCGAGCCAGAGGTCGCGTTGGTGAATGGAAAGTGGAAGAACCCGGTTGTGGCGTTGAGTGCTGGCAGTTGCGTTCCTCCCACGACCGTCTCGCCGGCAGACGTGGGTTGTATTTTGATCGTGGTCCCCGAGGCATATGCCACCGTCAGAGATCCGCCGGTTGCACCTAAATTGTAAGGTATCGGCGCCATCGCAATTGGTGTGGTCGCTGTTGCTGTCTGAACAGCCTGGAAGATGGTCACGCCGGTAATACCGCCGCTGCCATTCACGCTGTCAATGTGCCAGATGTTGCCGTTTACATCGTAAACGTAGCCGACCCCGTAGCCTGTTCCTGCCGCCGCGATCGTTGCAGTGGCGGCTTGTAGACCGTCCGCGGTTATCACCATGCCGGCCGAGTCAGGTTTCAAAGCGCCGAACCCAACGCGGGTGATACCCGTAGAGTTGACATGGAAATTCGGGCCTTGGATTAACCCCTTGCTGGTCGTGTTGGATAGGAAATCAATGTCCCATTTCGCGGCTCCAATAACGGCGGCAAACTGCGAGTTAAGACGCGATCCGATCAACACGGCACTCGTGTCGAATGGCCACTGGCCTCCCTCATTTCCGAACTGCACGCCATAGAACCAGGGCACCGCCCCGATCTGGTCGCTCATGCTGACCGCCGCGTCCAGGCCAGAAGCGCCTTGTACCGCGTCAGTAGCTTCCTTGACTATACCAACGCCGTATTTCACGAATACTGATGCGCCAGACTTAATGTTTAGGTTAAATTCGCTTGCAGAAGCCTCGCTGAAGAACGTTGCCCCACTGTTCATCGTGACCGCCGGGTTGAATCCAAACAAAGTCCCACTGTGACCGCCATTGTTAAAGCTGGTTCCCCCTTCATTAAAGGAAACAACGGACCCCAGAAAAGCACCGACAGCGTTGAATTCTCCGCCCGCCGCAAAGTTGCCTGTCGCTGCTGTTTGCTGGCTAAGCACATTCAACGCGATATGCGTCCCTGTTGAGGAAGTGCCGCCGAACTGCTGCGTGACATCAAAGGTAGATATGTACTGGTTTGTTGTCGGATAAGAAATTGCATCCCGCGTCAGGACGCTGTTCAACATCAGGGACCCGGATAGCGTTGACGTTCCGGTCCACTGCTGATGGATATCCACGTCGCGTGGAGAGGAGGCATCGGTCCAGACAACCGAGCCGGCATTGCCGATATCTAGTGCGGGGAAACTCATGCCTCCCGTTCCGCTCTGGGAGAACGCTATCGGGGCGGTGCTAGTGGCCCCTGGCGCGACCGTCAGGATGTTGTTGGGCGGCGTGCCAACGATCAGCGGGTTGAGTGAGACCGCACCAATGTTAGGAACTCCGTTCGCCCCGATGCTGAACGACGAGAGATTGCCGTTCATGCTGAAATCCAACCCGAGTGGAGTAGCGCCGCCGAACGCGTTTACCGTCATGGTAGCGTGGCCATCAGAGGGGTTTATGCCGAGGCACAGGGCGGAATACGCCCCCGTCGTTGGTCCGTTGTTGATGCAGAATGGGGTGGTGCCTGGCGCTGTAAGACCGAGCGTTGTCAGGCCGTTTGGCGAGGTAGACGTGCCCGCGTCCCCGACGATGCCAGATGTCACCCAGAACGTTGAGTGGCCAGGGGACACCGATCCTGATTGGCGCACCTGGGCCGCGGCAGGCGCCGCCAGAGACAGGCACAGCAGGACCGCAAGCGTTCGCATTTAGCGCAACTCCCCTGATCCCGGCTCGTGCTGGGTTGTTTGGGCGACAAGCTGCTCGTTGATGTTTTTCAACAAGTTAGCCCGGCGTTCGATGCCATCGTGGATGTCGCCACAGATGACTGCCCACTCCTTCGCCGGAATGATCACTGAGAGGGGAAGATCAGGGTCGACCTTCTGCCGTTGCTGGGGAGGCGGGGCGAAGTTTTGGTCCACAATTAGCTCCTCAAAAGGCTGGGATATAGCGGGTCGTCCCGCTGGCGTTCTTGATCGCGATCCATTCCTGGACCGTCGTATGTGAACCAACAGGCCCGACACTCCCCAACACTGTCGCCACACTAGCGTTGGCAGCAATGCAGCCAGACCCCACCTGAACAGTGCCGCCACCAGGCTGTAACGCAAGGATAGTCGGCTGCGTCCACGTCAGCGTCAGCGTCGGATTGGTTGGCCCCGGCGCCGGGTAGCGCTGAGACCACACAGTCGCCGCGCGGAAGGTCACTGGATTTGACGGGATCTGGCTTTGAACCGCGCGACCAGTGTTCGCGATTAAAAACACCGCGGTCGCAGCACCAAACCCTGGCCGCACTGCATTATCAACCGCAGTGACTATGCAGATGGTACCCGTGTCGTCATGGATCAACGGGAGGCCAGGGAACAGGACTGCTCCCCCATTCGACACAGCCGCCGCAGAGCACATGCTGCCAGCCGTATCGAGCGATATCGTGGTAGCACTGGCAGAAAGATAGCCGCCACCTACCTGGACAGCACCGGGGATCGAGAACGGACCGCCGCTTCCAACGATAGAGAAGCCCTGCCCCCTAAACTGCGTTCCAGTCCAATCGACGTTATACCAGTCAATGCCATGCCGCCCTTTGTTCGGATAGAGACCAGGCGTTCCGTCGTTGTTGAAAACCTGAAGGCCGAAAGCCGCCCCCATGCCGCGGCCGACCAGCATATCAATAGGCCAAACCCCTGGGGGAGCACTAAAGCGATAGCCAAATCTCGCCAGCTTGGGAGGAACAATGTTCCCGCTGCCGTCCCGGACGTAGGAGGCGCCCTGGCCCACGGCGATGCCGAAATCGGCCTCCCAAACTGGCGTGTTCCATTGGGTGTTGCCAAGGCGATTGACGGTGATCCCGCCAAACGCGCCTACGCTCGCCCGCGGATAGGCCGGATCATCCGGAGCGCCCGACGCACAGGTGTAATCAAACTCGCAGGCAGCCAAGCCGCGCCAATTAACCGCCCCTGGGCTGCCAACCGGGGTGAAGACCGGCTTTACCATGTTCATATAAGTCCCGAACCCCAACGCGCCGCCCCAGGCGCCAGCCCACAGATCGGTCCCGCCAAATGGGAACCGGGCTGAATTGCCAATAATCATGCCTTGGGTGCCGTTGGTCCCCGCCGGCATCGCCCCGGCCTGGGTTACCTGAAGGCGGATAGATGTGCGGTTCCCCGACGCATTTCCGCCGCCATAAAAATGATTGAAATTCCAGCCGATGGCCTGCTGCTGAGGACCGCCATTCTTGACGATCTGCATGGGCATATTGGGAACAGGGCCGGCAGTCGCCGTCAGGTTCCAATGATTAGGCGTTAATGTATATCCAGCAATAGTTGCAATGTTCGGATTGTCTGGATCGCCGCTGTCCCATGACAACAGATTCCCAGGCGCCGGACCGATCATCGTCATGGACTGAGAGGTGACGGTTCCATAATTGGCGTCGAGATTATAGGTGGTCCCACCACTACCACCGCCGCTTTGGATGGTGCCGCTGTTGGCGCCCGCGTTCCAAAAGACAGTCAACCCGGCGGTAACAGTGCCTCCGGTGACCGGAGCCGATAGGGTCAGGACAGTGCCGGATATCGAAGCGGTAACAGTAAATTTCGGGGCGCCTACGATTGCCGAGTTGATGGTCAGCACCGCGACATCAATTTGCGCGTTGAAAGAGTAAATGGTGTTAACTGGCGGATTAACGTCCAGCGTATCACTGCTGATCGTAAAGCTGTTGAGCGGAATCCAGTCCAGCCCCGCCGAACTGCCGGTGGCGGTTTGCGTCACATCTATCGCACATTTAGTGAGATCAACGCGCCCGCCAGTATATACAGTCTGAACATTTAGATCCAGCGTGGGGGGCGACAGGAAGTCTAATATATCGCCCAGCGTCGTATCCAGGGACCAACCTGCATCCGGATAAACACTTGAGTACAGCGCGATCTTCATCCCCGGAGTCAAATCCTCCGCGGGGATATAAACGGCATCCCTGGAGTCGAATGGCATCAGGCACTCCTACGACGCACGATCTCGACTAGCAGCACGAACACCGCATATCCACCCAGACCGACCAGTTGGGGTGTCGTGGGGCTTGGCAGGACGCTCCACCACAGCAGCCACGCCGAGGCCACCAGCGCCGCGGTGAACAGCGCTGACAGGCCGACCAGCGCCTTCTGGCTAAGCACCTGGAGGCCCATCGCGATCGCGCGCGCCTGGAACATGAAGGCGGCCGGGGGCTGCACGTCTGCGGCTGGTGGCGGCGGCGGCACCTCGGCCTGCTCGACCACGTTGAAGCCGCGTTGCCTGGTTCCACTCATTATGCGTGTCCCTCTATTTCGCCCGCGCGAGCGCGAGCCTTGATGTCCGAGAACTTGCTGTTGCCGCTGGGTGGCGGAGGCGCCTTGCCGGCCTGCTTGTCGAGCCCGAGGAAGAACGCCGACACCGCCTTGAACACGTCGAGCTTCTCTTCCGGCTTGCAGTTCGCCAGGAGGGTGCTCGCCTGTTGGATCAGCGTGGCTTCCAGGTCTTTCAGGGCGCTCATGGCGGCTTGATCCCGAGGGCGTCGTAAGGATTCGGCGAGAACCCAGGACTTAGCAGCATCGGCAGCGGCGAGGGTTCTCCTGGGGGGGCGATCATGCGTTGCTGGTAGCCAGGAGAAAGAACCCGTCCCCGGAGCCACGGCCTAGCGATCACGGAGGCGGCGGCCAAGGGATGTCCGGATAGCGCCATCCCACCGGCGGCGGCGGCATCGAAAACGCTGAGAGGCTCCACCCCACCGAATGCCGCGGGGTTCTGGAACGCCCTCTGGAAGCTGTTCGCGCTGTCGGCAATAAGCTTCAGGTTTCCCGTCAGAGGCTTGCCTTGCTTCAGCAGACGTCCGAGCCCGGTTGCGCTCACGTCTCCCGTGCTGGGGTTCGTCACGGCTTCCACGTCGTAAGACTTCGCCATGTTTCGGCGTGCATCGCGGAACCGATCGACCAGCGTCTGATTCTCGGCGTTCTTGTTCTCGGCGTTCTTCAGCGCTGCTGTCCATCGGTTTACCTCGGCGTTTGCCTGCGCGACACGATTACGAACCCCCTCGATCTCGCCCCCGACAGCCGTCACCGTGGACGGGTGTGCGTAGTTCAGGTCTGCTGTGGCTTCGGCGCGCTTGGCAATCGCTTGATCAAGCTTCTCCTGGTAGTAATTCGGTGCGTTCTGAACACTTCGCTCCATAGCGTCTTCCAACACGCCGGCGGCCTCGCGTTGAGCGGCGCCCTCTCGGTGGGCCATCGCATTGCCCGGCGTCTGGAAGTTCTTGGTCGCCCGAAACCGTAGGTCGGCGATGTAGTTCATCACCGCTTTTGTATCGCCTCTTGCGTGAGCAACGAGCTCCTCCCGAAGCGCCTTGACGCCGGGGGGTTCCGTGGTGCTGGGAAATAGCCGCTCGGTCTCGGCTGACGGCGACCCGACCTTCTTGGCCTCTGCGACAAACGTCGGATCGCGCGCGAGGTCGACTTCGGGAACCGCTTGCGTCACCTCGTTGTACACCTGACCCTCACGCGAGCGGACGGCCTTGAATTGCTCTGGCATGAGCGGCGTCCCTGGGTCGACGCCAAGTTCCTTTTGAGCATAGAGGTTGACCAGTGGCTGGTTCTTCGCCGCAGCGAGTTGGCCAAGCTTGATCTTCCCGGCCTCGCCGGCTGCCATGTTGGGCAGGTTCACCTCGCCGATGTGCCCTTCGGATGCTTCCGCAGGCGGGAGGGCAAACCCAGCGCCGATCGCGCGCTTGGCGTTGTCCGAGGCGTTGATCTTGGATGCGCTACCCGTGGCCAGCCTTGTCGCTCCGTAGGGCGCGGCGCTGCCGATAAGGCCGGCGATCTGCTGTGTGGTCTGCCCCGCCCCTAGTTCAGCCGCGGTCTGGGACGCGACGGCGCCGGACGCGCCGGATACGGCTTGGCCGACCGGCCTGGCAGCCAGTTGCTTTGCAACCCCACCTGCCGTCCCGGTCAGCGACTGGGCGGCCTGCCGTGCGGCGCCCGCCCCAGACAACGCGCCAGCGGCACCTCCTGTGAGAGCCTCTGTCTCGCGCTCGATGCCGGTCTCCGGCCGCTTCTCGCCGACGAAATCCAAGAGTTTGTCGGTAGCCTCCTGGGCAGTTCCTGCGCGCGGCAAGCCTAGGCGCTCGGCTATCGGGTTCCAGATGCCTATCGCTGTGTCAGCCAAGGCTACGGCGCCAGCGCCGACCGCCGCCCCGGGGATGGCTCCGACTCCCCCTGCCAATGCGCCAATGCCTGCGCCAATGCCTGCGCCAGCCGCGTAGGGCGCTACGCCGCGCGTGGCGCTTGCGGCCAGCCCACCGACGCTCGTGGATTTTGCCGGTGCAACGTCAACCCAATCGCCGCCGCCAGCAGGTGTATCACCGCCGACTTTTGGTGCCGCAGGAGCAGTCGCTGACGGAACGTCGATCCAATCGTTTGCCATCAGCCACCCGGGTTTCCGTCGGCGTCGTAGACCTTGCCGGAAGACTTATCCCGCCATTGCTTGAGCGACGGGCTCCACTGAAGTGGCTTCCCGGTCAGCGCCGGCGGCACAGGCGGCATGGCGCCTTCAGTCTTGGCAGGCGTCGTGCCGCTCGTGACTGGCGTGGCCGTGTTCTGGTCAGGATAGGCGATCCCTCGCCTGATGTCGTTGATCTGCGTGTCGTAGCCCTGGACCTTTAGGTCCATGTCTTTCTTCAGCACGTTGATGATCTTCGGGATCTGCGCCGATGTCGCGCCGGCAGGGATCAGCGATAGCGCCAGATATCGCGCCGAATCGGTCGATCCCTGCGCACCGGTCGCGCCCGAGATCACCTTGGCGTACTGGTCCAGCGCCACGATCAGCGCGGCCTGCCACTGCGGCACGTCCACGTCGCCGAACTCGGTGGCTCCGGTCCTGGCCCAACGCGTCAGGGTCTGATTGTCGAGCGGCTCCGGCGTCTTCGGGATCAGGCTCTGCATGAGGTCGAGCGACTTCACCGCGCCGCGCTCGTAGCCCTCCGCGGCGTTCTTCTGCTTCGTGACGGCCGCGAGGGAAGCTGTGTCGGCCCGCAGCGATGCCCGGCCGGACAGGTAATCGTCGACCGACTTACCCTCTTGCTGGGCGATTTCGGCCGCACGCTGTGTGACTTGGTTCTTCGCCGCCTGCCCGCCGAAGCCAGACGGCAGTTGGCCAGTCCGCAGGTAGAACCGCGCCTGCATCTCTGCGTTCTCTTCGGTCAGAGGCTTGGCGCTCGCACCCGACCGCTGATCGGCACGCAGCTTCGCCAGTTGCGTCTTGTCGTCAGGGTTGTTTGGGTCAGGGTCTCGGCCGTTAACCTCGCGGAACTTGGCGGCGGCCAACGTCTCCGCGTCTGCCTCTTTCGCATGGGATGCGGTTGGCTGAGCCCCGGCGGCCTTCTGCCTCTTTTCGGCCTCTGCCCAAGCATCCCCATCCGACATCTCCGGATGCTCTTGCTTGATCTGGTTGAAGAGTTGGTTGGTGATGTAGCCGGGCGACCCAGGAGTGCCACCGCCCTCCAGCCGCTTCATCTGGATGCCCCACGTCATCATCATCCGGTCGCGGGTGGCCTGCGCGTCGGCGACCTTGCCATACAGGCCGCCCTCGGCGGCCAGGAGCGCTTGCTGGTCCCCGTAGACCGACGCCGCCGACACCAACGCAGCGTGACCCGCGGCGACGTCGGTATTCATCAGGTCGAGAGCCTGTGTGAACGCCTTGGACTGCACCTCATTCCGTTTGATGGCGAGTTCCGTGTTGTCCTTCCACGCCTGATAGGCCTGCTTGTAGGCAGTCTCGTTGCCTTCCTTGCGGGCCTCGATCGCCGCGGCCATGCCGTTCATCGCGTTGATCGCAGGCGTGTGTGTGAACGCTGAAGCTATGCCAGCGAAGATCGCCCCGATCGAGGCGAACCCGTCAACCGGGTCATTCTTTGGGGGGGGCACTGTCCATTTTTGGATGTCTACCGGTTCAACGTTGTCGGCGGCCTTGTGGACGCGCGCCATGTCCTCGCCGAGTTGATCCTGCATCCGCTTCCGGATCGGGCCGGTTGCCTTTTCTGACTCGGCCTGGGTCTGCTCCATCTTGTCGATGAGCGGGTTGATGAAGCCGTAGCGGTTCGTCCCCAGCGCGTCGCTCGCGCCGGCCGCGCCGCCGTCTAGGCCCATAGCGTTGACCGCCTTGACCGTCGATGGCGCCCACCGCTGCAAAGGGATGACGCTGGCGACCTTGCCTTGGATGTCCCACGGCGCTGAAAGCGGATCTTTGTACTTCGCCAGATCGACCCCGGCTTTCGGGGCGAAGTCCTTCCATGTGTCCTGCGTGATTTGGTAGTAGCCCTGCGGCTGACCGGAATCGGTCATTATTCCAGGACTGGCGGGGATGTTCCTGTTCCCGCTCTCGACCTGCGCGATGATTGGAAGGGCCTGGGGGTCTGCCATATCAGGTCGCGGTGGCGCCTCCCAGCTTGATGGTCGTGCCGCCCGCCAAGGCTTTCGCAAGGTTCGCGATGGCGTTGCCGGTCTGAGTCTGTTGGTTCTGATCGGCTTGCAGGAGGGTCTGGTATATCTGCTCGGAAATCCCGGCTCCACTCAAGCCGCTGCTTATGAGCTGCGAACCGATCTGGCTGGCGAGCTGCGTGCCCTGCGTGTTGGTGCTGGTGATCTGACTCCCGATCGCCGCCGCCAGTTGCTGCTCAGTCAGGCCTTCCGCCGACAGCGACTGCATGAGTTGCTCAGCCTGCGCCGTGGCGTTCTGCTTCGCCGTGTTGATGTCCTGCTGTTCCATCGACGAGTTCGCAGGAATGCCGCGCGAGGCGTACCCCGCCTTGATAGCGGTGATCGCCGACTGCGTGGCCTGATCCACCTCTGCCTGAACCGCCGGCGGCAGCGTCCCGGTGTTCAGGTAGTTCTGGAGCGTGTTGCCGGACGACTGCGCCTGCCCCTGGAGAGCGGTCAGCGTGTTAACCGGTCCCTGGTTCTGGGTGGTCGCGGTGTTCTGGAGGTTCGTTAGCGCCGTCGTCTGCGCCGGGTTGATGCCGCCCGGTTGCGCCAACTGACCGGCCAGGGTGTTGAGTTGCGACCCGCCGGTGAGGCCAGTGACGCCCTGATTTCCCTTCAGGAGATCGCCGCCAAGCGACAGCGCCGATGCCCCGAGGCCGAGGGCCTTGAACAGTCCCGAGTTGCTGTTGACGAAGCTGTTGACCGGATCGGTTATGCCCGAGAGAAAGCCGCCGCCACCACTGCTTCCGCCCCCCGCCGCTCCGCCTGTCCCTAGCACGCCGGAACTCGGGTCAGCCGCAGCGCCAAGACCGAAGTCTCCGCCGACCGCGCCAAGATTGGAAGGTGCCGACACGGCCGGCGCGGTTAGCGGAAGGCTGCTCCCTGGCACGACCGGGGCGGCGGCGCCTGGAACCGCAGCCGTCTGGTCTGCTGCGCCGAGGAAGATGCTATTGTCGCCACCCAGGCCAAGGCTGCTTGCCGCGGTCCCCGCATCGGCCAATCCGCCAGCGCCGGTGAGACCAGACACATCTCCTGTCGCCAGAGCGCTGGTTGTGGCCGGATCGGTTCCGAGTAGCGAACCGAGATCGAAGATGTTGGACCCAGCCGCGCCAGCGCCAGCGCCAGCGCCAGCCGCCGCACCCGCGCCGCCAGCCACAAGTCCGCTCACGTCGCCCGTCGCCAAGGCAGTCGTGGCGGCCGGGCTTGTCCCCAACAGAGTGCCTAGGTCGAAGATGCCTCCAGCCCCAGCGTCGGCCGCGGCGCCCGCGCCAGCGGCAGCACCAGCATCTGCGCCCGCCGCCGCGCCGCCGCCGATCAACCCCAACGCACCCGCCCCGATCCCGCCGAGAGCAAGAGCCGGCCCCAGCAATCCGAGCATCGCCAGAGGATCGCCGTGCGTGTCATTGAGCGCCCGCGTCTCGCCTGGCAGGTTGTATGCCGCGTCGGACAGCGTTCCGGCTGTCGGTGTCAGGACATTGTTCGTGTCTGTCCACGCTACAGGCAGGCCAGCTTGGTTCTGCTGAGTTTCTCCAGCCAACGGAGCCGGATAGAGAGCCGACTGCTGCTGTGCATTAAGCGACGTATTAGTTTCACCCGAGGTCGGCAGGAACGCCGGAGCGAACGAACCATCAGAGAATTGCCAGCCGTAGTTGGTCTGGCCGTTCACATCGAATGTCCCCAGCGTGCCTTGGCTCGTGTCCTTCCCTGCGCTCGTTAGGGCGCCGCCATTTGCGCCGACCATATACTGTGAGACGTAATCCGGTACGCTCGTTCCTGGTGCCACGGGCGTAAAGCCGCCAGGGGAAGTAGATGTCAGATAGTCAGGGCCGCCGCCGGTCGCTGGCGCATCGGTGATGCTGTTTTGCCAGACGGGATACCCACCACCACCAGCGCCTGTTTGTCCTGGAGGCCCGACGTAGTTGTCACCGCCCCCATCGAACTCCAGTAGGCCTGTCAACGGGTTGCGCGCGCCGGTCCCACCGGACCTCCGCAGCATCGCCGCTTCGCGCGGATTGACGTGGACCAACATCGAATCGGACCCGCGCCCGAGCGCCGCCGCAGCGGCCAGAGCGGACCGGAGAGATCCCGTCGATGGATGGTTGTAGTCCGTCCTCTCAGACATCGGTCGTGTCCTGCGCATGGTGGAGCGGGAAGAACACCACCGACGTTGGAACACGCTTTGGAGACCCGATCTCCATCGCAATGTCGGCTCGCTCCACGTCGCAGTGCTTCTCGTCGATCACCAAGTGCGTGCAGCGCTCGCGCTCGGCCCAGTCGTAGATGTTTTGGAAGATGCCCGAGGCGTCGGCCACGAAGCCCTGCTTGGCCAGCACGAACACCGTTTCGCACCAGGGGAACTTGGACAGGAACGACTTGTGCAACTGCACCAGGGCGATGCCGCTACCGGCGCGAACGAACAGCATGTCGTTCTGCGTCATGCACCCGACCAGCCACCCGAAGATCGCGAACGATGCCTTGTGCGGGAACTTCTCCGTCAGCCGCGATTCGACCCACGGGCGAAGCTCATCGAGATCAGCTCGGGTAACACGGTGCCCCGTATGCGCGATTGGCGCCTTCTGGTCAGCCACTCGTTCAGTTGCCCGCATGTTGTGCCTCCGGGGCGCAGCCTATACCGCATTGTGTCACAGCGCGAAACATTCTCAGAAAACCCCCGTCGCGGTCGCTTCCAGGAGATGTAACTGCGCGTTCTGCCAAATCCAGGCCGATCGCTGGCTGGTGTCGTTCCAGTTCACCTCGGTCAAATCGAACCCTGAGATGTTGAACAGCGCGTCCATCTGCTGGTGCATGATCTGGTGCTGGTCGAGGAAGGTGGCCGGGTCACGAAGGTTCACAGGGTCAAGGATGAACTCCGTCAGTTCGACGTTCAGAGTCTGCTTGACCACCCTGATCATGTCGCGGTGATGCGCCATGTGCGCGAACGACCATTGCTGCATTGCAGCATCTGTGTCCGGCACGTTGAATAGGTCTGCGATTGCCATCAGTAGAGAAGGATCGCGCCAGGGGCGCCGAGGCCGCCGGTGCCGGCCGTGCTGGCGGTAGATCCTGCGCCCGATGCCCCCGCACCATAGCCCGTGGCATCTGTCGCGGAACCATTGGTCCCAGGCGTGCCCCCAGTGCCCCAAATACCCCGCCCAAGGCCGCCAACACCCGCAGCACCCGCCGCGCCGTTGATATTGGTCCCGCTTTGAGAAGTGAGGAACGCCGCAGTTGTTGGCACGAGAACCGACCCGGTTATCATCGCAAGCTGCTGTCCTATGGTCGTGGACCCTGCCTGTCCCTGTGCTGCGGCATTACCCGAGGTCGAACCGCCACCCGGCCCCCCTCCCTTTGCCGTGAACGGCCCGAAGGTTGTATCGCCACCGACCCCCCCACTCGTCCCCGTATTCGGCCCACGAGTTCCCCCCGCACCGCATCCATACGGGATCACCTGTCCAGGCGTAACGATCATCGCCCCCGTAATCATCACTCCTGGCAGGCCAGCGCTAGCCGTTGCCGCCGCCGCCGATACGCCGCCGCCGCCGCCGCCCGCACCTGTCATGGCAATACGCAACAAAGTCACGCCTGCGGGCACGGTATAGTTGGCGCTGGAGGATGTCAGCAACACCGGCGCGGCGAGTGTCGGGGATAACGTCGGAGGGCTTAAATGGAAGCCTCCCGCTCCAGTATTGAGGGCTGAATCATAAGTCAGGATCACGAGCCCGCCCGCTACGATCTCGCCGCCCGTAAGCACCACAGGGCCGCCGAGTGAGTCCTTGTAGATGCTGAGCGCCGCCAGACTACCAACAGCAGCCGTGGCAGCCGTCGAGTTCGTATTAGCGGCGATGAAACTGAATGGCTGGTAGTTGGAATATGCCGCAATGGTCGGCGTATTCGCGGTCGCCGTGAGCGCGAGCGTGTTCGTGCCGGCCACTGTGCAAGGTATTGTTGTCAACGCACCGAGCGCCGCAAAATTCTGGTCCAATTCGACCATCTGCGGTGAGGTTTGCGCTGCGAATGTGTTCGGTAGCGGCATTTATTATCCCCTGTAGCCCCAGACATCCGCGCCCAGCGCCAGCGAAATCACCGATATGTCGGCCGCCATCGTCGTCACCGTGAGACCGAGTAGAACGCCCTGCTGCGCAATCGACGATGGCGAGAGAACAGCAACGGCCGTGTTGCCGACAACAAACCAGGTCACTACGCTGGCGCCCGAAAACCACGTCACAATAGCGTCCGCGTTGTTCGTCCATGTCGCGACCGCGCCAACAAGCGTCGTTGTCTGTGATGCAGACGTTATTTCGTTATCGACAGATATATTCAAACTGGCATCGAGAGTGCTGAAAATCTCCATCAACCCCCAAATCCTGTTGGTCGCCTGCGTAACAAGATAGCCCTCACGAGCCCATCTTAGTTTTGTCTGGAACGACTTTTGGAAACTGACAGATGGCTGCTGAAATAGGCGGTAGATCGAGTGTCCGTCGGTGCCATAACCGGTAATGAACGAATTGATTTCCTCGTGCTGGATGTAGACCAGATTGACGCTCTGGTGCGTGAGGAACCAGCGATTGGAGACGGGGGACCAAATCAAAATCGTGTTGGATATTTGCCCCGTGATCGTGCTGACAACTGGTAACAGCAGACACCATACACGCTTGCCGTAGACGATGGCCTTGCAGGCGCTTGGGGTAAAGCCCCCGAAGTTCGGGACAGTGTTGTAAACTCCGTCCATAGGTTCGGAAATCTTGTTGACCCGCCCACCATAGCTGACATGCGCGCCCCAGGGATTCGCCATCACTATGGCGCTGCTGAGCACGTCAACGGTCCCCGGCCACGGAGTGCCAACCTCGGGATCGGCGTTCTGGTTGGTGAACGTCGTCACCGGTGGTGGCCCGCCGCCGGTGGCCACGCCGGAGATGTAATTGATTGAGCTGTCACCGATCAGGTAGAGGAAGCCGTTGGTGGATTTCAATTCCGTGTAGCCAACACGCAGGAATGAGTCATTCGAGGTGAACGAGCCGCCGCCGCTGCCTGTCGAGAAATCCGTGATGCTTTGGGGGGCGGAAAACGTGATCGTGGCGCCGTTCGCGACCCACACATGCTGCTGATAGATTTCTACCGCCGTTCCCGACACGCCGGTTGGCACCGTGGTGAAGCCGGGCACCGCATCGCCCGGCCGGTAGAACGTCGTGCCGTCCCACAGGAAATACCCGTTCGTCTGGGACGAAACGACAATCAGGAACTGGCTTCCCCACTGGCTAATCCCTATCGAGCTAGGGGACAGGCTGGTGATCGTACCAGGGCCTGAAATCAGCGTGACCGTAACCGGGTTGGAGTTGGTTACGAACACCCACACCGAACCGTCCGAGGTCACGAAAACGCAGTAGGGCGTCGTTCCTATGTTGAAGAAGTCGTAGAACACGATTTGATTGGGGAAGGCGTTGACCAGCGCTGGCCCCACGTCCGGCATGGTCCGAAGCCGCCCGTCTCCCACAGGCATGAAGCCGTCCGTGTAGTAAAGCTCGGGATCCTTGATCGCCGGGCGGCTACCGTTGGTGTTCGTGGTTGTCCATTGGCCAAACACCAGGGCTTCCATGCCTGGGGGGATATTGCCGCTTCCGCCACCGCCTTGTGGCTGCTGCTCCTGCTGTTGTTGCGCGCGGTCAGACATCAGAAGCGCCCGTAAGGATTCGAGACCCGGCCCGGCTGAACGTACCCGCCGAAGCGTTTGACCCGCTCATCGAACAGGTCGTTGTACATCCTGGCTGTGTTCAGGTTCTGGAGTTCGAGGAACGCCAGATGCGCGGCGAAGTACGGCACCGCGTCGGTCCACGGATCTGGCAGCGCCTCAACGTCCTGGTCGACATTCAGGTCCGACGGCAGGCAGCAGCAGTCCCACTCCATCTGATAGGCCTGGCTGGGCGGCGGGTAGAGATACAGAGAGCCGCCCGTGCCGCGCCCGAGTTGCGCGCCGAACGTCGGCACATACTGGTACTGCGAGGCGATGTACTGCCGGATCATCGCCTGATATGTCGTGAACGAATAGAACGGCAGCGAGTATCGGTAGTTCGAGTACAGCACCGACACGCCGCGAACCATGTAGATCGACTGCACTCCAGGGAACTGGGACAGGTCCACGTCGCCGAAGCGATAGATTTCCTGTCCCTGGTTGAGCAGGTTGTTGTTGGTCGTGACAGCGAACACCGTGGCCGTGTGCCCTACGGCATCGGTGAACACCGCTTGCGGCTGGAAGTAGCCGTAGCCGCCATACGTGACCTCTACGTCGTCGATCACCCCAGCGGCCAACGTAGCCGTCGCGGTTGCTTGAGCCCCTTGGGGAAACGGGAGGGCGCCGCTGGGGCTGTCTGGTGGTGAGATCGCCACCGTCACCGGGCCAGTCCATCCACTCACGACCGGGATTGGGACCGAGACAATCGAGCCAGAGATCACCGGCAGGAGCCTGATGCACTGCCCCCGCATCGCAACTTCGCGCCTCGATTGGTTCACATACTCAATGATGTCGCCGGGATCAATGAGTTCCTGATTTGAATCATGCAGGAACCGCTGGACCTGACGCATGTAGGTGAAAAGCGTTGCAGGCATTACTGCTGACCACGGGCAGGAGCGGTCATCCCGAGTTGCCCCGCCCGCGTGATGTTCGGCGACTGCGCATAGATTCCAGGCATCACCGGCGATGTCGCGGCGCGGCGTGCGCGGGCCACGTATTCCCCATATCTCTGATACATCTTGTCCGCCTCTTGGAGCGCCGCCGGCGTCTCCATCGACAGCATGGCGAGATACGCCGCGTAGTACGGGATACAGTCAGTCCACTGGTAGGGGATCACCTCTGGGTCACTGTCGGCGTTCAGTGGGCTAGGATAGCAGATGCAGTCAGCCTGGACGGTGTAGCCGGTGTCTGGCAGCGGCGAGACATAGATCGTGCCGCTCGCGCCCTGGCCGTATTGAGCCCAAACCTTTGGGGGCCCGCTATCGGGAACCGGGTTGCTCAATTCATAGAGCGAGAACCAAGGCCATGGCCGAGGTCTGATCCACAACTGACCAGTGCCGACGCCATACCACAGCGTCCTAACCTTCAGCGGTCCGGCAATGCCTGTGACACCAAGAGCAATCGCGCTGAACGGGTAGACCTGCGTCGGCGACGTCAGCGCCAGCGTGCCGACATGCACGATGCAGTCGGCTTCCCCGGCCAGTTGGCCGCGCGCTTCGTTGATGAATGTGGTCAGATCGTCGGGGTTGACCAACTCCTGCTTGGCGTCGCGGATGTACCTCTGAGTGGCCTGGAGATACGCGAACAGCATCTACTGCCCTCCCTGCGGAGGGGCGGTGCCGCCACCCAACTGATTAGAAGGCATCGGCTGCGAGTGGGCGTAATTGGACGGCATGATCGACGGATTGGCCGCCATCCGAGCTCGGGCCACGTATTCCTGGTACCGCTTGTACATGCCGTCAGACTCACGGGTGCCCCCACCGGTCTGCATCGCCATCATCGCCAGGTACGCCGCGTAATACGCGATGGCGTCGGTCCACAGGTAAGGAACCACCTCGACATCGGAATCGGTGGCCAGTCGGTTGGGGTAACACATTGCGTCCACCGACAGCGTGTAGTTCGCATCGGGGATGGGCGACACGTAAACCGATCCGGCAGCGCCTTGCCCATACTGTGCCCAAATCTTTGGGGCGGCAGGAGTGATCTGCGGGGTGGTCAAATAATACAGCGAGAACCAGGGCCATGGCCGAGGAACCATCCACGTCTTGCCGGTGGTCGCCACCACCCGCCACAAAGTCCTGACGTTCAGAGCCCCAGCGATACCGGAGGCGAACGTGACGGCACTGAAAGGGTAGACCTGCGAAGCCGACGTGACCGCCAGTGAGCCGACCGCCAGAACACACTCAGCCTCGCCAGCGATCTGGCCGCGGGCTTCGTTGATGAATGCAATCAAGTCGGTCGGCGCGATGAGCTGAACGCGCTGGTCACGGAGGATGCGCTGGGTCCGCCGCATGTACTCGAAAAGGGCCATCAGCCACCCCGCTGTTGAGGCTGGGCGTTGATCCCACCAGGAACCTGCGTCTGCTCGAACTGCCACGGCAGGAAGCTCGATGTCGCCGCCTTCCGCGCGCGCTGCGTGAAAAGCTCGTACAACTTGAACATCCCCTCCGCCTGTTGCGTCCGCATGCCGGTCTGCGCCGACAACAGCGCCAAGTAGGCGGCGAAGTATGGCACCGAGTCAGTCCAGAGATACGGGATCGCTTCGGCCGTCGTGTCGTCGACCAGAGGTATAGGGTAGCCCACGCAATCGAGCTTCAGGGCATAGGTCTGATCGGGGCCGGGCGAGATGTAGAGAGATCCGCCGCCGACCGGCAGCGGCGAGGTCTGCGCCGAAGCGCCCTGGCCGAACTGAGCCCAGACCACCGGCGGGCCAGGCGTCGCCGCCGGCGTGACGTTCAGCTCATAGATCGAGAACCACTCGAAGGTCTCAGGCGCGACCCATAGCTGGCCGGTTCCGGACGGATACCAGATAGTCCGGACATTGATGACACCCGACACGCCCGCCACACCGCCAAGGGTGATCGACGAAAAAGGATACGCCTGTGGTGACGCTGCCGACGTGATCGACAGGCCCCCGATGAACCGGATCGCCTCGCTCTCGCCCGCAACTTGCCCGCGCGCGCTGTTCACGAAAGTCGTGAGTAGAGCGTCCGAATAGAGCGGCGTGCCCGCCGGAGGCTGCTGGAGCAGAGCCCTGGTCGCATTCAGATAGGCGGTGAGCAAGGTTCACCCCCGGACCGCCCCTCACATGGGTTGGATCAAGATCGTGTCGGTTTGAGCGCCCATGGTAAGAGCCACGCTTGCGAGCGTGGTAGGAAGCGTGCCGCCCGACAGGATCGCTCCACCGACGGTCGCCGCCGATAAGAACAGACCGCCATCGAGGATGGTCGCCGCCGTGATCGTGCCGCCAGCGTTGGTCGTGCCGGTGATCACCGCATCGCGCGGCCGGAACCCGGTCGCCTCGATCGCCGGATTGCCGATCGCCGAGACACTGACGTTGCCGCCGCCGCCGCTGCTGAAGATCTTGGCGAACGCCGTTGCGTTGCCCCAACCCGCGCCACCAGCAACAACCGACGCCAGCGTGCATGACTGCAACACAAGAGGGGTGATCGTCGCGCCAGTTCCGGCACCGCCGGCCGCCGTCAGCGTCAGAGCCGAGAGCGTCGCGAGCGGTGCGCCGTTGTAGGTGCAGAGGGCCGCGGCGATCTTGCCCTGCTTGGCAGGGTCGATCGCGAACACGACTGTCGCCTGCGTGATTGTCCCAGCGTTAGGGTCGAACGGCGATGGCTCAAGAGTCGCGACCGGCGCTGAGCCGTAGCCGGCACCAACGTTGTCCAACACGATGGACGACACCGTGCCGCTTGCAAGGATGGCATGGGCCGTCGCCTGCACGCCGGGTGATGGCGGCACCGGGATCATGACCAGGGGGGCGATGTTGTAGTTCGCCCCTGCCGCGCTGATGGTCGAGACGGTCAAGCACCCGCCGACGATCGCCTGCCACGTCGAGCCGCCAACGTTCGAAGTGATGGTCGCTGTTGCCTGCGCGAAGCCCGACCCGCCGCCGGCGATTATCGCCGCCACCGGACAACCTGTCAGGTTCGCGACGCGAAAGTTCTGTGATCCGCTCACCGGGACGTGGTACGCCTGACCGCGCTGTGCCGGAATGTCGCGCCAAACGCCCGTCACAGGGTCCAAGAATTGGACCATGCTGTAAGCGCCGGGATTGACCCAGATGTCGTTGCTCAGCCCTGGGAAGTAGATCGCGTCACCAGCCGCCAGACCGACGTAGTTCATCGGCGCGTCGTACGGCGTGCCCTGAAGGTAGCTCGGGTAGAGATTGGCCGGGGCCGGAAGCGACTGGCCGGGGCCACCAATGCGTAGTGTCATGTTCTATGCCCCTCAGTAAGCCGCCCCGCCAAAGCCGTAGACCCAGGCTCCGGAGGAGGATTTCGCCGACACCAAGTCGTATCCAAGCACCACGATACCCTGCTGCCCGATCTGACCAAGCGGCACCAGCGAGTAGAAGCCGGAGAAGTCCATCGCGGCGTCCTCGCTCAGGTACAAATTCGTATACTTGACGTTCGAGAAGAACGCGTTCCCAACCGGCACGAAGTGGTCCGCGAAGATCGGCACGCCGGCCACGTTCACGTTCGGGAAGCTCGACCGGATCGGCGTGTCCATCGTGTAGTTCCGGCCCGGCATCACGTACTGGTTCTCGACCCCGATGAAGTTGTTGTTCAGGGTCGCCAGATCGGCCGGGTTCATCACGCCGAATGTCGGCGCTTCGCCGCCGGCCGTGTCGGTGATCTTCATCAGCAGCGATGACATTGCCGCCCGGCTGAAGCCCAACGTGGATGTGGTGAAATTCGTGTTCCACGACGTCCCGCCGCCGACGTTGATATACTGGCCCTTGAACGCCGCGTTGCCCGCCGCTGTTCGGTTGATGCCGCCATACGTCGGGACGTTCGTCCCATCGTCGAAGGCGTTGATGAAGCTATCGGGGTAGTTCGGCAGCGCCGAGTTGTTCGTGTAGAGCAATCTGGCAATATTCTGCCTCGTCACAGCGTACGCGTCGTTCATGCGCGCTTTCAGCAGCGAAATCTCGACGTCGGTCGCCTGGATGATCCGCTCGCCGAACGGCAGCGGGATCGGCACAACCCAATACGCGAGGTTGAACTGGCCGTTCTGGATGCCTGGCGTCACCACGGGTGAATTAAATCCGCCTCCGTAATTTGTAAATGATCCTTGCACCATACTGTTGCCCTGCATTGGTATAGTGACCTGATTTAGACCACCAGCAGCGCGTTGTGCATTACCCCATAAGTAAAACAAAGAAGGGCTGGCAAAGTATATTTGTACGAAAAGTCTGCGGACAAAAGCACGCCTCGTGACGGCCGTGAGTTCGTTGTAAAGGCCCCCTGAGGGCGCTACGCCGATCCCTGGAAGGGGCATTTACTCGTTTCCTTGTCTTGAGTTGGTGGTGATCACCGCGCGTTGACGCCGTTGCGGTAGTCGGTGAGTGCGGCGCGTACCTCGCGGCCGAGCGCGCCCTCGTCCTCGCCGCCGCTTTCCAGCATCGACTTGACGAACTTGTCGGAGCCTTCGTCGGCGGCGCCTTCAAAGAAGCCCCAGCTTCCCATGCCGTTCGGCTCGGCCGGCGGCGGGGGCGGGTTCATCTTCTCGTGGAGCGCGGCGGCGGCTTCGAGGTCGAAGATGCCACGTTCCTCGGCGAGCTTCTCGACCGCGGCGATTCCGTCGGCGGTCCAGCCGGAGGCTTTCAGGCGCGACTTGACGCCCTCGACCTCACGCGTGGCTTGCTCAAGCCGACGCTCGTTGGCCGCCGCTTCGCGCTCCGCGGCGCGCTCCGCCTTATCTTCGGCGAGCTGCTTAGCGAAGCGATCGAGGGCGCCCGCCACCGGGATCATCGAGTCTACTTCGGGGACCGACGCGGCTGGATCGGCGGTCTTGCGTGCATGCAAAAGCATGGCGCGAGACTTCGGGTTAGCCATCATCTGGTTGACGGCGTGAACTACCTGCTGGCTGGCAAGCAGTTCGGCCTCGTCGATCTCAACCTTCGGCATGGTGGATTACCGGCCCGACGACGCGGAGCCGCCGACGTGAGTCACGCTCATGTCGGCCGACTTGCCTTCGCTCGGGAGGTGCGACTTGCGCCCGCCGATGTCGAGCTGCTCCATGTCGACGCGGACGATCAGGCCGTCCTTGGTCGGGACGCTCTTGGTCGGATCTTGGAAGATATTTATGACACGTACTCCTTGCTAACCCGGGCCACCGGCACCGGGGGGTGGGCCACCTGGTCCTGCTCCTGGAGGAGGTGGAGCGATGGCCGGGCCTGGGGCGGCGCCTTGCTGCGCCATCGCGGCGCGCTGCGGCCCCATCTGCTGCTGGCGCATCGCCATCTGCTTGATGAAGTTGGATTCGCCCTGAGGCGATCCGGAACCTGGCGGTAGGTGCTTGCCGATGTCGGTGATCGCTTTGGCGAACGCCTGACCAAGCGGGGTCTGCGCTCCAACCTTGGGGATCAGCATCGCCATCGCGTTGACCAGTGCTGATGCGGCTTGCATCCCGGCGGCTGCTGCGCCGAGATTCTGGGTGGGCGACGTGACCGGGGAGGAACCCATAGGCGGAGTACCCGGTCCCGCCGCCCCACCAGGGGAGGGAGGAGCACCGCCAGGGGGAGACCCCGGCGGTGCAGCTTGTGGCATTAGACCCAAGGGGTCAGTGCCGGCGGGACTTGCGGCCCCGGCGATAGCGAACGTCCATTTTACGCCTCCATTGCGTGTTGAAACGAACTCAAGCGGGCCTCGTTAACTCCGCCGCCAAGGGTCCGAGAACCGCAGGGAGGCAGATTGCCTGAGCGATACATTTGGTGGAGGTTTTTATCGTTGCGCCGCAAGTGCCTGAGCCGTATGGATTATCCCCGCGCGTTGACGGGAGTATTGGAATGTCCGGTCGGGTCACTGATGGCTGGCTGCGGGAAAAAGAGGTGGCGAATGTGCTCGGCCATTCGGTGAAGGCCATACAGGACTGGCGGTATCAGGGTAGCAAAGGGCCTGCTTGGTATCGGATCGGTGGAATGATTCTCTACAAGCAGTCCGACATCGACGCGTTCATTGAGAGTTGCAAAGGGAGAGCGTCATGAATTACCCGATCACACTGAGCCCGCAACAGCAGACTATTGCAATCATGCGCGTCGAGAACGGCTGGCTTGTGAGGACCGATAACGGTCTGTCGAGCGCCGGAATGGAGACGCCGCTATGTGTGGCGGAGACCTTGGAGACACTGATCGAAATCGTCCGCGATTGGGGCGTCTCTGCGTTAAACGAGAAGGCCCGGGGATTTTAGCGCTTCCGACCACCTGACGACTGGTGCTCGATTACCTTGGCGTAAGCCTCCGGGTCGGTCTTCTTAAGCTCTTCCAACTGCTTCGCCTTCGCCTGCTCGGCCTGCTTATGGCGGGCCAACAGCACGTCGCGGTTGTTGAACGGAAGCGATTCGATCGCCGACACCGGATCGACCAGACCAGTCTGAAGCCCCTTCATGATCAGGTTCTGGTGGTCGTCGGCGAAGATCGGCGACGTGGAGTGGGCATCTACGTGAACGCGCGCGTCGTCGGGAAGATCGTCGAGGAAGAAGCTCGACTCCTCCATCTTCTGCGGGTCGGTCCAGTAGGCGCGGCCGTCCTTGGCCTGCATGACCTTGAACCGAAGATCGCCGGCGGCGGCATACTGGCGCTCGACCAGGAGCGATCGGTCCTTCAGCCGCGGGCCGGCCGTCTTCAGCAGGGTGTTGGTCTGTTCGCCTGACCGCACACCCGATTCGCCCCGGCCGGACAGGATGTTGTCGAACCCCGAAATCATCTCCATCCACTGGATGATCTTGTCCATCATCTGGATGGCTTCCTGGGGGAACTTCGGGGTCAGATCCTGGACGCCGCCGCCTTGCCCGAGGTTCAGGTAGCCGGCCGCTCGGAACTGGTCGTACATCTCGTCCTGCACGCCATCGCCGGTGAACGCCAGCACCTTGTCGATCTGCAAGCCCAGCATGCGCTGGATGTCCATCGCGGTGGTAGACAGCCAGTTCTGCGGCCCGATCAGGTCAACGATCTCGGATCGCCCCCAAATGTAGCCGTGGATGTCGTTGGCGCAGATGCGGGTGTAAGGCTGCAGCCCCTCGTGCGAATCGCCCTGGATCAGCAGGTTGGACCGCTTGAACCGCGGCGCGATCAGGATGTCAGGTTCGATGATCTGGATCGTCGTGTAGTCGAACCGGTCCCACATCCACAGTTCGTGCATGCGAACCATCGGCGCCGAGACCTGCGGGCCGATCGCCACGTAGTTCGGGTCGGTGTTGAGTTGAACGATGCCGCCTGGCACCGGCCGCTGGGCGGTCTGGACGCCAGTGTTGATCTGCGATGTGGACAGCACTTGATGGAAAAAGCTGTTGTACTCGGCATCGCCGGCACCTGACCCGGCGTTCGCCTTGATCCGCTCGAACAGCTTCTTGGCGTCCGGCATCATCCAGATACGGCGCCACACCTCGGGGAGCGTGAGGCTGATCGTCTCGCACATGGCGGGCTGCGAATCGAGGTCGGTCGCGTCCGGTCGGTAGACGCCGAATTGCCAAGGCATGACCAGCGATGAATGGAAGTTCGGGAGCCGGTCGGGACCTTCCTGCGTGACCCACTGCTTCAGGAAGCAGGAGCCATACTTCAGCGCCTCGAACACACCCTTGGAGAACAGCATGTCCGTATTGGTGCGCTCGAATGATCGGGTCAGGATCTCAGCGGCGCGCATTCCCTGCGCCTCGATCTCGGGAGGATAGGGGTTCTCGAAGTCGATCATGAACCGCGCGTCGGTCGGCGAGCACAGATGGGACGCCAGCCGATCGATGAACGAGTACAGGAGGTTGATCAGGCTGCGGGTCTGATCCTGCCGACCGGTCTCGACCAGCCCGTTCAACTGGCGGTAGTACGCCGCCCGGTTGCCCTGGTCGGATCGGCAGTCTTCGATGATCCGAAGCGCCGCCTTGACCAGTTCCTTGTTGTCGTCGGGCAGCGCGACCATGGTCTCGATGCCACGGGTCGCGGCGCCTTCGCGGGAACGGGGAATGGTTTCTGACACGGTTGGTACACACGGACGGCTTGCGTGGCCGTGTCAAGCGGAAAGTTCAGATCCTCTTTCGGTAGCTCGGCTGCTGCGTCTCCAACCCTGGAAGGCTGGACACCACCGGAGCGGCGTGGCCGGTCGCCGCCACCCGTTGGCCGTGCTGGGCTCGAACGGCCTGCATCGCCCGCGCCCCGGCGTTCGGGTACTGACCGTCAGACACCGACGCGCTGTAGCCGAGACCGGCCGCCTGCTGAAACCCGAACATCCCTTGGGGCGCCGCTTCCATGATCTGGGTCACGTCGTTTCTCACCGGCATGTCGGCCGTGTCGCCTTCGCGAAGGTTGTCCTTCATGTTGGTCAGCTTCATCGCGTTGGCCTCGGACTGGTCCAGGCCGAACTCCTCGCGGGCCATCTCGGCGCGGAACTCGGCGCCATCCTCCATCGCCCGGTGCTGGTTGTCGACGATGCCTTTGATCGGTCGGCCGATGTGAGGCATCACCAGAGCCGGGTCGTAGTCCCCCTCGGTGTCGAACCCGCACTTGGCGCAGAACCGAGGCGCCGGGTCGGCGTCGATCGTCGGGTGGTGGTCGTAGTTGAACTCGTACGAGCACTCGGGGCACTGGTAGCGGCGTCGGATCATGGCTGATACGGCCTTGTCCATGCTCTCACGCGAACTATCGGCTTGCGCCGCATGAAGCCTATCGGGTTGCGGACGTCAGGCACCGTCGCATCCCCGCCCGTGGATGACCAAGCGTCGCCGCGCTCTTGGTGCTCATCGTAGCACCCGTCAGGCAGCTCGTCCTCGACCCAAAGCTTATTCATCTACCCCTCCATGCCTGACGCCGGCTCTGGGACAGCATTCCCCGGCGCACCGCGTTCTTGCTGCCGAGAAACGTCGTGATCATGTTGTCGTTGAACATCTTCACCTGATCCCTGATGTCGAGCCGCCGGCGGGCCGTGTCAGCCTCGCGCGTCCGCTTGAGTTGCAGCAACTGCCGTCGCACCCGCTCATCCCAGCACCGAACGCCCATCGCCAGCGACACCACGCGATCGTCCTTCGCCGTGCCCTGCGCATTGATCGCGTCACCCTCGCGCGCCACAGTCCGCATCTCGTCGATGGTCTCCAGCGATCTGATCCGGAGGATGTTGTTCGAGGCAAAGTCACGAAGCCGCTCCATGATCGCGACCTTCAACTGGGTGGTCGACTTCCACATCATGGACTGGCCGGGGTGCGCTGAATCGGACCGCGTGTACATGTAGTTCCGGACGTTGCGCTGGATGTTCTGCAAGCCACGCTCGGCCAACTGATTGCCGAAATACCCAGTGCCGATCTGGCGTTTCAGGCTCTGCAACTCGTTCCACGTCGCCTCGCCCGGGCCGTTGATCTCCACGATGCGGAACACCTGGGACTTGTCGCCGGCATACCAGCCTTCCAACGCCGCGATCACCCAAGCGAACTGGCGCGTGTTGATCAGCGGCCACGCATACTCGGCGACCTGATCGAGACCGTCCGAGAAGCACCGCAGAACCTGGATAGCCGACCGATCGTTGTTCTCATCGTGCCCGTAGGCCACATCGGCCGAGACGATGTAGAAGCTGTCCTCGACCGGCTCCTCCCAGACCTTCAGTTCAACCGACTTCATGTTGCCGGCCTTCACCGCCCGCATGTTGGTGAACTCCAGGCCTGGCGTGAACGCGTAGGTCTGGAACTTGTTGGACGCGAACTTGTTCGACTGGTCAGTAAGGGTCTCGGCCTGGAAGAATACCGACCCGGTTTGCTGGAATGCCTCTTCCGCGGTCCACGGCTGCTCCTGTTTTCGCAGAGCGTCGCCCTCGAACACCACGTCGGCGTCGCCTTCCATCTCGGCAGTCGGATCCATCTCGCGCCGTATCCACGCGAGCTGCTCAGGCGTGATGATCACCCCGTATTGGAGCTTCACCGCCTCGATCTTGATCAGTTCGTCCTTCGACGGCGGGAATATGCCGTATTTCTCGAAATCCGGGTCATCGCGAGGGATAACTTGGTCCGGATGCGCCCACCAACCGACGAAAATGCACCGGCAATGGTGATCCTTCAGCGCCGCCGTCCATATCTCGTGCCAGATGTTGAAGCCACGGGCTGTCGACTCATCGACGAACAGCCGATTGGGGTTCGTGCGAGCCATTGAGGCTCGAAACGCCTCCAAACCGGCCACATTCGCGTACGAACAGAGTTCCGAGCGGTGAACGAGCGACACTGCCGAGCCGCGACCGAGTGTGCCGGAAGATTTACTCTCTTTTACTCCGGCTGATGACAAGTTTATTCTGCTTTGATTGTCTATTTGCAGGGAATACCTGTTGTTTGACTTCTCACGCGGAAATTCAAAGTCTTCTGGTAGCCTTTCTAGCATGTTGACCATCTCGTGGCGGGCTTCGTCCAGATGCTGACTCGTGTCGAAGACCAGCGAGCCGGTCAACCCGTCGAAAACACCAGCCCAGAACAACATCAGGGCGCGAATAATGGTCGAAACGCCCAACTGGCGGGATTTCAGGATCTTTATGTCGTGGATGCCGTTGGCCAGAGCGTCGAAAATCTCCTCGATCACCCGCTCCTGGGCGCCGTAAAGGTTTTGGCCGAGGATGATCCAGCCCTTTTCCTTGGAATTGACCCAAACGTGGTCCAGATAGTCGTAGAACGCGGCCTTCACCGCGTCAGCCCGCTCCTGAGTCCAGGCATCGTGATTTATCGAAGCCATTTTACCACCCCGGAGGGCGCTGCGACGGGTTCATGGGGCGGTTCTGCTCGGTCTCGGCGATGGCCATCTTGCACATCATCTCGGCGTTCGACCAGAACATGGCCGCTTCAGGCTCATCGTTGACCAGGAGCATCTTCTTGACCTGACCATCAGGGCCGACGATGACGAACGCGCCTGAGAATGCGGCGCTGTTGGTGTCAACGGCCTGTGCCATCTCGCGAAACAGGCGGGCGGCGCGGGTCGGGAGTGTTTCCTGAATCGGCTGATCGCTCACTGTTTCCTCGGAAAGCCGTCAGTCAGCCGTGTGATTGCTACGTTGGCCCACATCGCACAGTCGCGTAGCTGACGCATCAGGTACGTCTTGTCGGGACCGTCAGGAATCGAATAGTCTAGGCTTTCAACGAACAGGCGAAACTCCGCGCGCACGTTCGCCATAACCTGGAGTTGGTTGTCGGTGGGCTTGAGGTGCCCGAATACGGAAGAGTGCATCGGCATAGTCGTTACTCCTGTGCTGAGAGGGGTTATCCAAGCATTCCGTTAATGTCCATGAACCGCTTGTAGCAGGGCACGGACGCGTGCGTGAGCCAATCCATGCCGGCCGGGAAGTGCGACGTCATCGTAGCTGGTTGCAGCACTTTGTCATCGTCGCGGAAACCCCACCACGGCATCAGGTACAGATCGTCGCCAAGCAGCTTTTCCATCCTGCGCTCGGGCAATTCGATCAGCGATGAGGTCTGCCAGTCGTATCGCTCGACCAACCGCGATTCATGGGCGTATTCGAGGTCGAGGAACAACAGGCCGGTCTCGATCATACGGTGCGGCATGGCCGCAGTGGAGACCGCCTTGATGTTGTTCAGCAGCATCCTCTTTATGATGGGCATCACCGGCTTAGCGAACAGTAGATCGCACTCGATGTGGACCGCGTAGTCGTAGCCCTGGTCGATAGCTTGATCGATTCCGCACGAGAACGCCCTTCCCCATCCGTCCCGACCGGTCTTTGTCAGGTGCCCAATGTTGTCGGGGTACGTGAAATGCCAATCATACAGGCTGTCGTCCTTGCCCATTGGCTGCCATTCGACAGGCCCCGGCGTGTCGACGATGCCGATCGGAATGCCTGGATTGACCAGTCGCATCACCCGAAGCCACTGCTCGGCAAGCCACTTGCGCTCCTGGCTGTCGATGTATGACGTGCCGAATATCATGACGCGCGGCTCGCTCACTTCAGATACCTATGATCGTGCGCGCCCTTGATCTGCGAGTGGATCGCCTTCCCGACCGACCACGAGTTCATCACGTCGTCGGCCTTGGCGGCGGGGACGTCGGAATACACCGATGTCTTCCCGTTGTCCCAGGTCACATGGAGCTCGTTGGTGTCCGGGTCGTGGCCGATCTTGTTGACGTGGCTCGAATACACGTCGCGCATCACCGGCGGCATCATCCCCTCCCGACCTGTGGCGGCTCGATCCCGAGATCCTTCGCCGCATCGTTCATGATCTCCGCCAGCATCGGCAGCAGGATCGCGTCGTCGTCCTCGATCGTCTCGTCAAACGCCGTGATGATAGGGATCGGGATGATCCTGCCTGGCATCGGCCCGTCAGGCGGAACCTTCCAGACCAACATCCGACGGCGGGACGGGTCGTGGTAACCCAACTGACGATAGTCAGCCTCCGCCTCATTGCCGAACGGCATCCGGATGCGCGCGTGTCGGTCGCGGTGCTTCTGGAAGAACATCGTGTCGTCTAGGCTGGGTATCGTGCCGCGCAGTGATTCACTCAGTGACATCCTCCGCCTCCCCCTCGATGAATGGCTCCTGTCTGGGGAACGCGCGCCGCGTCACCTCGGACAGTTGCTGCTGGATATTGCTCGGCGGCACTGGAGGGATGACCTCACCTTCGATCACCGGCCTGGCCAACGCCTGCTGCTCGCGGAACACGCCCATCACCTCGGCGTTCTCCCGCTTCTCGAACTCGGCGGAGCCGGCCGGCGTGATGATGTAGTTCATCGCGTCGAGCTTCTCCAGCAGGCCTTGGGCATGGAGACGCTCAACGGTGTCCTTCCACGCCCCGATCGGCGCGATGTATCCGCCCTGGCTGCATATATCCAGGACGCTCAGTTCAAGATCCTCATCGTTCATCGGGAGCCACCATACGCAGGGGGTGCATCGCGTGGTCGATGAGCCACAAGGCGGCGGCGCGCACCTTGGGGTCGCTGGTCTTGTGCGCTATGACCACGAGACGATATGTCTGATCGAGGGACAATTCCGGTTCGGACTGAATCCACACCTGCCGCGGCGGATCGGTATCAGACTGCACGGACATCCAATGCCTCCACCAGCCGCTTGAACACCGGCGCCCACTCGCCGTCCGACCCCTGCCGGAATAGACGGTGATTGTCGTACCACAGCGATTTCTCGCGCGATCGCCCCAGCCGCCAGTCGCCGCCGCGCTGCGACGCCAGCAACCAGCACTCCTTGCCCATCGCGCCGCAGAGGTGACCAAGGAAGCTCTCGACGCTGATCACCATGTCCAGTTCGTCGAGGATCGCGCAGGTGTCGGCGACGTCCCTGATATACGGATAGAGATCGCGCACGAGTGCGGCGGCACCCACCTCGTGCATATCCTGCACGCGCTCGCCGACCTGGAGCGAGTAAAGACGGACGCCGGCGACCTTCGCCAGTTCGAGGAACATCGCCATCGGCACCGATCGCCATTTGTCGATGCCGTTCGCCGCGGAGCCGGCCCACGCGATGCCGACGTGCATCTCCGGGCCCGGATACTTCCACTCGGGAGCCGGACGCTTCTCATACCGCGGCGTCCAACCCTGCCTGATGTTGGTGATCTGCTCCGTCGTCAGGCCCATCGCCACCGGGAGGCTCATCACCGAGCACCACGCATCAGCCACCGGGAACTGCGTGGAGAGCGGGACGCACTCGACGTTGCCCCAGTGCTTCAACGAAGCCGACATCAGCCGGTGAAGTTCGGGGTGGACCTGGAATATAACCTTCTTGCAGCGCGCCCCCACCATGCCGAGGAAGCGCGCGAATGAGATCGTGTCGCCCAGTCCCTGCTCCGACACCACGAACAGCGTCTTGTTGTGGTCCGTCTTTCCGTCCCACCGGTCGTAGGGATATTCGAGGTACGATTGTAAGCGATACCCGAACCGGCTCTCGAAATGCTTCAGACCTTCGGCCAGATCGCCGTGGAACATCAACGCGAAGGCCAGTCCGAGTTCTATGATCGGGGACTGGTTCAGCGCCCACCCCTTCTCGGCGAACGCGATAGCCGCCTCGCCGAAATCCAGCACCGACAGGATCTGGCTCATGTTGGTGTAGGCGAATGCGCGGCCCTCCCAGTCAAGTTCAGGGTTCGCCGCCAGCATCTCTATCGCCTGTTCGTTGACGCGACCCGCTTCCTCGTTGTCGCCCACGTTCGTCAGGCGGTGGCTCAGATTGACCAAGCACTTCGCCCGTAGCTCTGGATTCATCCCGCCTGGCTCGGTCGTGTCCTCCAGCGCCAGCGCTCGGCGGAAGCAGGCCACCGAGGCGTCGAACATATTCAGGTCAGCCGTGGCATTGCCCAGCATATACCAGCCGCCGGCCATCGCCGGGTCGACCGTCACGCAGGAGCACAGCAGGCGATACGCGGTCTGCTTGTCGTGCCCGACTATCTCCAGCGCGCGGTTGTGGAAATCGATGGCCGAGTTCCGCCGACGCTTGAACTCGGTGTCGACCGGGTTCGCATCGCCGACCGACACCGGCATCTCCGGACCGTCCTCGCCCTTCAGCAGAGCGGCGACCCGAGCCTCGGCCGCGACCTGGTTCGCCGACTTCAGCGCCTGCCAAGAAACCACTGCTGCATCGTCGTTCACCACGATCTCCTCACCAACTCGGTGCATATTCGCTGTTCCTGAACCCAGTCGACCAGCACAGGGTGTGCGACTGCCCACCGCCAGTCGACTTCCAGTCATGCACCCATTCGGCGGTGTCGGGCCGCTTCGACAGCGGACGCTGCGCCCGGCAATGCGGGCACACGAGAAGGCAGATCGCCTGGAAGTCCTCGAGCGGGAGCTTCTTGTCGGTCTCGCTCATGCCGCGATCTCTCCCATCATCCAAGCCCGCTCCTGCTTCACCTGACGACTGAGCTTCGCCATCACCGCGCCACCGAACCCAAACCGCCTCCGGACGGCACCGACCGGCTCACCGCGTCGAAGCGCATCGAGCGCCCGATCCTGATCGTCTGGCCGACGGACCGGCGCACCGACCCGGTTCCTCACCGACGACATCGCGTTCCACACGGCACGAGCTGTATCGCGTGGCGTGTGGCGAGCATCCCGGGCAGCGATCACCGCCGCCTCGCCGGCGTCCAACAATTCACGCCGGATCATGGAGCGAGATCATGAATCACCTTCATGCCCCTGATGGTGGTTGCCTCCCACGGCTTCTTCCTGTTTGGCACCATCATGAGTTCGGTAGAGAAGATGTATTCCAAGAGGCGAACCTGCTCTTCACCGGACACGACCAGCGCTACCGGGTCGCGAAGTCCCGCGTAGTGGAACGCATGCTGCAATCGAGCGATTGCTTCGATGATCTTTGACGCCGCTGAATCACTCATGACGCAGTGACCGACCTTTCCCGTTCTCTTTGCTGGGGGACAAGGTTTCCGCATGCCGGCGACGTGTTACACCCATGGGCACCACCGGTTAGCGAGGTCGGCCCTCGCAGTCGCCTGCGTGCGACTGGAAAGAAGTCCCCCACCCAAACCACTATCTGCTGTGCTTCAGCGCGTTCGCCGGCATCGCCCGTTCGACCAGTTCGGCCTCAGCTCGCGTGGCGAACGGTGTGTCGCCGCCCCGCAGAAGCGCCGCCACTTTCTCCCGCTCTGCCGCCAGCAGCGTCGCCAAGTCGGCGTTGTCTGCCTCAAGGGTTGCGATGCGAGCGCGCTGCCTTACGATGAGATTAACTGCGTCTTCGGTAGCCGAGGCGGTCATCCAGATCACGGGATACCCCGGCAGCCAGCGCTGGTCGACCGCCATTTGAATCGGCATCACACCCTCCCTCTCTCAGACAACCTAAACCGACGCCGAACCAGCTTCGGTGGCCGCGCCGCATTCGACGCCACGCACTCCGCACAAGGCCCAGCCGCCACAACGCTCTCATTCTTCAGCAGAACGCCAACCCCGCCACCGATCACCTTCTGCTTCCGGCACTGCGGGCAGACCTCAATGTAAGCATCAGGCTGCCGCGAAAACGCCACTACACAACCCCGACCAGCGCCGCGGCCTGATACCGGCGCACACGCTCGCTGCCGGGAAGTCCGGCCAAATCCCGCTCCCAAAGCGTCGCGTTCGGGTAGCAGCATACCAGCCGGTCGCCGGAGAGTTCGTACACGTCGATCCGATCGCCGGACGTCTTGGCCACCATCTTGGCCTCTTCGATCGCATCCACATCTTTCTCGAACAACCCAAGGAGGTCGCCGCCGTGGTGCCGGATGATCTGATACCTCATGACTGCCTCACCTCGGAATTGTAGAGCCTAAGCGCGTCCAATCCGTCCCCGAATACCCCGAGGATAGTGGGGCCGCCTTCAGCGAACCCCACCACCTCCCACTTCACGTCCTCGCCGCTCTCGACCGCCAAGATCCATCCCCAGCGACAAGAAACGGCCATGCTGCACCGAACCCCAATACGCTCGTGGCTCGGCACGTAGCTCATCATCAGCCGATCTTGGTAGCGCCAGAATCATAGTGGGGCGTGCCTGCAACATCCGACATCGTTTCCTGCGGCCGGAGATCATTCTGCGCAGCAGACTGACGGTCCCGCTCCGCTTGCGCCGCCCGATCAGCCTCCGCCTTCCGTGCCGCCGCCTCGCGATCAGCCGAAGCCTTGTCGTCAGCCGCCTTCTTCTCCGCAGCAGCCTTGTCAGATGCCGCCTTCGCGTCCGCCGCGGCCTTGGCCTTCACCGCCTCCGGATCGCTCAACCCGCCAACACCCTGACGGCACATCCACTGCCACACCGCCTCCAGCGGCGATGCGTGTCCGCCAGACCACGGCCGCCAGTCAGGATGACCCTCCTGCAAAGGCTCCTCGGCGACCGAAGGCCGGTCACCCCGCCACGGCGCATTCGGGTCCAATTTACCGCCCGCCGCCAAATTCTCACCAAACGTCCAAGACATCTCATTCTCCTCGTTAAGAGGGTCCATATCCGACGACCCCGCCAAACGCTACACCTTTGTTCCGTAATTCCCTAATTATGGGACCCCGCCCAAAACGCGGTCGAACCCATCCGACGCCTCAGCCGAACGCTGATCCTCTTCCGACAAACCAACACCCAAACCCGCCTTCGGTACCGACGGTCCCATAGCCTCAACCTCAGACCTAACACCTCCAACGGAAACCGCTTCTCGCGCAACATCACCCATCTCCGCCCTTCGCCGCAGCCCGACGCTTCCGCATGTACTCCCGCTGATACGCCACTCGGTCGAACCCAGGCTTCTTAGGCACAGGCTCCCCAAGCAACTCACGGATCGCCGCCACAATCTCTCGATCCGTCCTCCGACCACCAGGCGCAATCACCACAGACTCACTGTCAACAGGCGACCGACCTCGCCCAACCCTCCCCACAACCCCCACATGAGGCTCGCTGCCCCAGTGAACCACGCCGCACAAACGGCATTTCGGCGCTTTCATGCGTTAGGTTTACAGGAAGTCTTAACAGCGCGCCACCGCAATCACCACAATTTATTTTCTGGGGGGCCGAGGGGGTGACCACCCCGTGATCAGCTACTTTCGCGACCCATCGCCTGGGCAAAAGTTCGCGTGGTGACCAGGGGCCGCGGCCGGCGCCGGGCAGCCGGACCACCCCCGAGGGGCGCGAGGTGTATGCCTTGGTGTATGCTGGCACGCGCCGTCACGCGGAAACCCGCGCAATATCGCCGTTTATTAGCGATTGTTGGCGGACATGCGTTCCGCCTAACCGCATTGCGCCCACGACAAATCGGCTGAAATACGTGCTTTCCAGCGGCGCCGGAGAAGGGTAAACACCCCGCCCATGCTGCACACGAGAGACGCGCCGGCACGCGAATTGGTGCGCCACCCCGTCCGCTCGCTTCGTTTGATGCGGCTACTCCCGACACACTCTGACAGTTTATTCGATCGGGTTGCGGCGTTTATCGCGCCTTGGACGCGAGCTGGCTATCCCGGTCGTGCCCGTGTGCTTGTGTCAACAGTGGGGTGGCGGGTGAGTTATGATGCCCTGACGAAGTGGGGCAGGGCTGGGCGTCGGGTGCCTGTGTGGGCTGCTGACGCGTTTGCTGCACACATACGATCGCAGTGCGAGGTTGGGTTGGCGTTGGCGGAGGAGCTGGAACGGCACGCGGCGGAATTGCGGGCTGTGCCGCATCATTTGAGCGCTGCTGGTCGAATGGCGGCGGTTCGCGCGGCTCGGCGGCCTGGATCTGCTATGGGAGCTCGTGCGCGGCAGTTGCCGCGAGTTGTGCCAGAGACGGAAGCTTCAGGCGTTCCGCTGCAGGTAGACGATCAAAAGCGCGACGGCGAGGAATAGGGCGGGCTCGATCATGCCGCTATTGCCTCGCAGACCAAATGGCCCTTTCCGTGATTGGCGCCGCCACATGAACAGTCGCACTTGTGGCCCTTTGCCTCGGTGCAGCGAGAGTCACACGGAACGGTGTCGACCTTGAAGCCTTCAATGCGTTGCGCGGACCAGGCGCGCTCACCACAGCTCGGGCACCATCCATCCTCGGAGGCTGGCAGCCATTGATTGGGCAGCATGCGGCCGGCTTGGTTGATTGTGCGGCGGTACATCCCACCATTGGCGTGAGACCCGACCGATACGGGGCGAGTGAGGGTGTAATCGCGGCGGCTGGTCTGCTTGCACGCGCGACACTTTCCGATGCGAGAAATCATTCCGCTGCTTCCTCTACATTCCATGTAAGCCACTCGGGTGTTGACAGTGGCGACGGATCTAGAAATCGCCACCCTTCTACCTCACGTTTACAGTTGATCCATATCCCTTGCCTGGTCATCCCGATGCTGTCCGATGCCTCGCGAATGCCGGCAAACTGGCCGAATGGCGTCATAACGCGCCTTTTCGGTGTCGGTCCAGGTGACTTTCTTTCTGTCAACATGACGAGATAGGTAGGCGCTGGCGGGCTAACTGTCAATATTTCTTTCGTCACCCTCGATTTAGGTGTTGACAGTTAGGTTTGGTTCCCTTATATCTGTCAACACCGAACGAGAGAGGGATACACCCGATGGCAAAGTTCTATTCGACAATTACCCGTGACATTATTCGCGAACTGCGCATGGGGCCGCTTGTGGTGGCGCCGCTTGGCGTGACTGGATTCGGCGAGCGGGAGATCGCACCGGCTCATGTCCATCGGCTTCCCATGAAGAGCGGCACGGTTGGCGTGTTCCCGACGAAAGCCAAGCGCGACGCTTTCGTTGCCGCCATAAACGCGGACCATCCTGGCGCCGCTATAGCGTCCTAACCGCCTAACCCCACACCCCCAACACTGAAGGAATATCCAAAATGTTTGCCATTCGCGAGCCATCCCTTGAAGCGATGCGGGCGGCCCCAGTTAAGTTCCGGTTCGGCTCCAACAAGCGCCTTGTGCTGGTCGACCAGTTCACCGCCAGCGCGGTTCTATCGCTCCACGCCGCAGTCAATGCGGATAATCAGGCCAAGATAGAGCGGATGGTTAAGACGCCGCACGGCCTGACCAAGATCGCCGGTTTCGCGCTTTCCAAGACGCGCTGATCCACCCGCCCCCTAAACCTCAACTGAAAGTCACTCCAATGGCCCTAACGGTTTACCAAGCGCTTATCGCTGCCGGTTGCACGGTAGATAATCACGAAAGCGACTTGTACGTCGCGCCATCGCCTGATGCCGCCCGCTTCATTCGCGAATTTGCTGCCCACCATAACCGCTTTACTTCTCAGATCGACGGTCAGCTCTGGTACGATCTGCCTTTCATGTTTGACCCCTGGTGGAACGCGCGCGCCGTCCGCGGCGCCTGATTCACTGTCAACACTCTATCGCGCGGCGATGGCCGCACTCTGACAACCAACGGCGCGCGGGGCGACTCGCGCGTCACATATGGGAGACGTGACAATGAGCGGCAGGGTTACGATCAGCACCAGGCGCGGCAATGGCGAGTTCTTTCCGCGCGTCAAGGCTAGGCTAGGGCGCACAACCGGCGACTGGACGCTGGAAACCAGCTTCACCAGTCAGACAGACGCGCTGGACGCTGGCTACGCATGGGCGTGCCGGGCGCGCTGGACGCTGCCTGTCAACATCGTCCCTCCCTATACGCGCGCCGCGTGGGCAGGCACCTGGGACGCGGTGGCGGAGGTTTCGCCATGATCCGCCTGTGCGCGCTGGTCGCGCTCCTATGCCTGTCGCTGAACGGTTGCGCCTTGGTCCTGGTCGGGACCGCGCTCAACGCCGCTGGCGCGACACATGAGCACAACGTCGGGTTCGATCGGGAACGCCCGCCGGCGGTCGACCAGGCGGCGTGGGTTCCGGTCCACAACTGAGGGGATGAACCATGAAGCCGAATCGCCTTGCCGCCTTGGCGCTGGCCGTATGCGTGACCGCGTGCGGCGCCGTGCCAAGCCAGCCATACCTGGACGATGCCCGGGTCACGTGCACAAGCGGAAATCAGGCTGCGTGCGCCACCATGCCAGCCTTGCAGTCACGGGTTAACGCGGAGAAGCAGGAACAAGCCGTGGGGGTGGCGGGCGGCATCCTGGCCGTGCTTGGCGCGGTCGCGCTGGGCGTGGCAGCGGGGTACGAGGCCAGCCAGCCCGTCTACTACCAGCCTGTGGTCGTGGTCTGTCATTGGCGCTGCTAAGGCGCCGCAACGAGGGGGTAATATCGTCATGCCGTGGGTCTGCACAACGAGGGCGTTCCCGTGGGTGGTTCGGGTCGCGCGCACAAGTCAATCCGGGTTGCCAGCCGTGCCGCATCATCGCGGGATCGGGCGCCGGTTCCGCCGACATCTGGTCAAGTCTTGGGGGGTATCGCACGGAGCGGCCGCTACCGCATGGGGAGCTGTCACGACATGCGTGTGGGTCGGGGGCATCGGGGGGGCGGCTGGCGGTGTCGCTGGCGGCGCCTGGGAGGTCTGGCGGCAGTTGCCGGGGGGTATAGCGCCTGGCGCCGCTGGCGCTGTTCTGGGCAGCCCTGGCGTTGACGTTGGCGGCCTTGGTCCCGTGGCAGCGGTGCCAGAGCCTTCCACGCTGGTCGTGCTCGCGGTCGCGGTCGGTGTGCTGGCGGTGCTCAACGAGTGGCGCCGTGCGAAACGGAGGCGGGTCGCGCGCGTAAGTCAGTTCACTGGCTGGCCGCCGCCCAAGCCTGGGATGATCTCGATGGAGGATGACGGGCTCGGGTCCGCGCGCGCTCTCTTGGTCGGGCTGGTCTTAGGGTTGGCGTTCTGGGCGCTGCTTCTCGTGCCAGCGTGGATCTGGGGGATTCTGTGATGTGGCCTGTATACGAGTTCCGCCTGCTGCCGGGCGCCCTCAAGGGGCCTGTCCGCCGATACGCCGATGGCCAGTGGCTGGAGGATGATGGCGAAACCTACGACTTGGCGTTCATCTCCGGGTGGGGCGCGCCGATCTGCAAAATGATTGATCCGCCGTACCAGCGGAACATCGGGTGGGGATGGTGCAGCAATGGCTGGCGTAGCCTGGAACCGCGCCACCCTCGCGCTAACCCGTGGCATTACGCGCTGCGCGAGGGGGCTGTGGAGTGGGGCGGCGACTGGGGACGCGATCTACACCCGAACAGCTTGGCTGGCCGGGCCGGGATGCAAGCGCTGGTATCTGAGCATCGGTGCGCCAACGGTGACGGGATCGATCTGACGAGGCCGGGGCGTCATCTGTTGGCTGGACTGGTCCGCGAGCGGGACACCAAGCGCGTCCTCGCGCCACCCCCGCGCCCAACGTGCATGTACTGCGGCGACGTCTGGGAGGCTTCGTGATGTCCATAGTGTTCAAACTCGACCCGGCCGGCGGCTTCGTCGTCGGCGACACCGAGACGCGTCAGACCACGTACGCTCACCCTCGCAGCCCCTACGCCGAGGATGCAGTGGGCGCGCCTGGGGAGGTGGCCGCGCGGATGGCGGCTACCGCGAACACCAACCCGGTGATGCTGCCACCGGACTTCCTGGTGCGGTACAACGAGGCCAACTGGTCGAGGCTGCGGGATGCGGACGAGGCGGTTGTGTCGGTGATGGGAGGCCGCGCGTGGTAGACCGTCAACCTGAGACCACCAAATTTTGCTCGGTCTGTCACCGCCCGACATTTGCTTGCGATGGAAAGCAGGGGCACGACCGCGCCGACTCTGGTCCTGGGATTGGTTGGTATATTGTCGGTGCGGCTCAAGCTGTGTGGTGGCTGATGCTAATAGGCGTGATTGTGGGGCACTCCCGATGAGTCAATCCGGTGTTTCGCGGCCGTCGCCGCGACCAGCGCTCTCCGGCGCGCTGGACTGCCTCCCCTCGCAAGGGCGAGGGATGATTGTCTTCCCTTCCTTGTTAAATAGCAGCCTTCCAGTATCACCCTCCTCACCCTCCCCCTCCCCTCCCTAGGTTCCCGCACGTCGACATAGCTGCGCCGTGCATCATCGCAGGTGTGGGAATTGCTGGCGCTTCACAGCGCTATAACGTCGCCAAGCATCCTGGTGGCGGAGGTGGGCACGGCTGGCGGGTGGGAGGCGAACGTGCCGGGCGGTTCCGGTGGCTGTTCCCACGCATAAGGCCTGTTCACAGACACGTCGCGGGGGTTGATCGGAGGACGGTCGCGTGCGAAATACGCGGGAGCCGTCTGACCAATCGCTGCCTGCACAGCGGGTCTATCGCCCTCGGAGCTTCCAACTCCAACGGGCGCGGCATTCTAAAGCTTCCGCCCGGTCCCGTGTCAAGGGCCGGGCGGTTTGCGTCTCTGGCGCAATGCACATCGCTGTGGCTAACTAAGACGTGGGTCGCGGTAGGGCGTTCTGGCGCCCCTCTGTGGCTACGTCAGCGGTTCCGGGTTGTCGCTGACGACACTGGGCGGTCCTCCTGCCAGGGGGGCCGCCCTTTGTGTCTGGCTGTGCGGGATCCCAGACTTTTGCCCCCCCTACCCCCCCTATGAGGGAGAGGGTGTGGTCGTCATCACCACTCCCCTGACAAGGTTCTGCCGGGGAAGACGGCCTATGCGTTTACCCTGTCTGAACCTATATAGGCTACCAAGTGCCTGCGTCTGCCAATGGAGGAAGACATGCTGTTGGATAAGGAGTTTGGCCCTTAAGGGGGCCGCCAAAAAGGTGGCTTCGGCCCAGGCTAGCGCCAGTTCGCCCTGATCTCGTCTCGGGCTTCGTGGGCGAGTCGGATCAGCTCGGGCCCGGGAAAGGTCCAGGGCGGTCTCTTGCCCGGCTCAGACACAACCTTGCGAACCGGCCCCATATTGCCGGTAATTTGGTGGACGCGCTGTGGAGAAACCCGATAGCACGTGGCAATCTTCCGCATAGTGACGCCGTTAGCCCGTAGCTTGAGCCACTCATCCCGGAACCGCCACAAGCTCATGGCCGCCTCGGATGTGTTGGGGTTTTCACGACGATCAGGGTGGATTCGC